TTAACGCCGGCGGATTCTCACCGGCGGCATCTCAGGAGACCCGGCATCGATCCATGCCTGCACATCCTCCTCCTTGAACTGATGCTTCCCACGAGGCTTACGCGGTAGGCCCTTCAGGGCCCCGCTGTTCGCGGCGTTGCGAACCCAGTTCGGGTGACGACGCGCCACCTCGGCCACTTCTGACACGTTGAGCGGCGTCTTGATTGTCATAGTTGATTCTCTCTACTCCACCATGGGCGCATGGAACGGAGATTCGGTGACTGATCAGTCGCAGTACGACCCGGAGCGGTGGCCGCTAGCTCCCGGGAACGCACCACCGGAGTACGAGGAGCTATCAGCCCGCATCAAGGCCGTATGGAAGGTGCCCCTCGACGAGTGGCAGCTTGCAATCATCCGAGGAGCGTTCTCCCGCGCCAAGCACGTAAAGGAGGACCCACCTGGCGCGTGACCCAACACCTGCACGCGGAACCCGACCGGCCTGTCCGCTTCGTCTGCTATTCATAGGGCATGAAACGCACCCTTCTGGTTGGCATCGCTGTGCCCGCACTCGTCCTCACCGGGTGCAGCTCGGACTCTGAGACAGCTGACAAGGTGGCGAACACCTCGGCGGTGACGACCACGTCAGACGCGTCGAGTTTGAACAAACGCGGCGCGGTTGAGGTGGCGATGGGAGAGACCGCGACGGTCACAAAGAACGGGGCGCTCGTTCTTGAGGTGTCGAACACGTCCCTGTCGACTGAGGGCTGCGAGCCGCACCTAAAGCAGCCCGCCAACATCACGAAGTACATGCTGAACGCCACAATCACGACCGGCAACGAGACGACGGTCCAATGGCTTTGGCCTACCGACTTCTACTACGTCGACGCCACCGGCAAGGTGACGAAGAACAGCGATGTCACCGACACGAACCCCTGCACAGACGGAACCAGCAACTCCTTCATCCGCACGCCAACAAACTCGTCAGCGGACGGCCGGCCGACGCTCGACATCCCGAACGGGACTGTTGCGATCGGATACCAAAACTCGACAGGCCCTGAAGCACGGATCGAGTGGCGGCTTGAGTCCGCCGCACAGTCGCCCGCTTCGCCGGCGTCCGCGGCCGCGCCTTCGCCCACTACAGCGGCAGTGACGGCGCCCTCCGCCGGTGCGCAGGAGTCCATTGCCTTCTACTCTGCTATGTCGCCGGGCTGGGGAGACTACTACGACGCCATCGGCGCCTCCTACTCGCTAGCCACCGAAGACGAGGTCACCAGCTTCGGCGGGTATGCCATCGGGCTCTGCGTACTCAAGGCCGAAGGGACGCTAGCTAGCAAGCAGGTGCGGGATTCCGACGTGGTCAACGACTTCAAGACGGAGTATGGGATAACGCTGAGCAAAGCTCAGGCGCGAGTGGTGTTGGACAACTTCTCTTCGACTTGCAACGGGTGAGGTGACATGGCACGCCGACGGTCATCGTCTCGTTCTGTTCACCCGTTCTGGATCATCTTCGGGGCACTCTTCGTACTCGGTTTGATCATCAAGTTCTGGTGGGTGATCGTCGCTGTCCTCATCGTCGCCGGCGTCGCATATGGCGGTGCGAAGTGGTGGCAGCGTCACCAGGCGCAGGAGGCTGCGGCCGCGCAGGAACGCGCCAACCTTGCGGCCCGGGCCGAGTACGAACACCAGCACTACCTCGCCGGCGACGACATCGGCCTCTACGGGCAATACCAGCCGCCGGAAACCTAGACCTCGACCAGTGGTCGACAGCTCCACCCCGCACGCCGTCGCGTTCGGGGCACATCCACATGAAGGTGATCTGATGAAAAAGCTCACGAGCGCCGTTCTCGCCGCTGTTACTGCTCCACTGATCGCGCTCTCAGTCGCAGCGCCCGCGTCCGCAGCTCCGGAGGATCTGCAGTTCTCTGCCTCCGGCAAGCGCAACGAACTCACCGTGCAGTTCGCGAACAACACTGACTATCACGTGCAGTGCATGTGGGTCGCAAAGCGAGACACGGCGCCCGAGTACGTATATTCGTGGTTCATGAATCTGCTTCCGCGGGAGACGAAGTCCGACACCCAGGACGCCTTCGACGGTGATTACACAGTCAACTGGAAGTGCCAGATCACCGAAGGTGAAGCCGGCCCGCAAGAAGGCTGGGGAACCCCAGGGATGCTCGTACGTGTGACCGCCGATCCCTACCCCGTCTACGTGGGCGCAGAGTCGACTGGCTCGCTCGGCTCCCTCGGGTCGATCTTCGGCAGCTGACCACGACCAAGCTTCCGCCAGAACGCCTCGACCAACAGGCCGGGGCGTTCGCCGTTTCAGCAACCGCGCGCGAGTCGGAGCTCCCATCGCACGAAGTCGAGAGCCTCACGCGCCGCGATCGTAGCGATTCCGCCATGGCTGTGCATTACATGGCTGTAGTTTGACTCACATGACTGTCGCTGTGATCGTGAAGGTGTTCGATGGCATCGTCCTTGCCACTGACTCGGCGACAACAGTCGGACTCCCAGATGGCTCCGCGCAGGTCTACAACAACGCTGACAAGATCTTTCATCTCCATCGCGGCCTTCCGCTAGCTGCAATGACGTGGGGCCTCGGCCAGATTGGGCCGGCAAGCATCTCGACACTCGCCAAAGACCTCCGCCGGATGCTTATGGGAGATGACCCAAGCCATCCCGACTGGAAGCTTGATCCAGCAAACTACACAGTCGAGAAGGTGGCTTCGTTGACTGCACAGATGCTTCATCAACGACTCTGCAGGTACTTCGACGAACAGCCGACCAGCCCTGTAGGCATGCTCGTTGGCGGGTACTCATCTGACAACTCACATCCGGAAGCATGGGTCTTCTATGTACAAGACCTGGATACCCCTCCAGAGCCGGAGCTGGTCGCTGACGCCGAGTCGTCTGGTTGGCTCGCATACGCACAGCCGAGCGCGACAGAGCGACTCTTCAAGGGGTATGACTCCAGCCTTGTGGCACAACTCCTGGAAGCATTGCCAAAGGAGCACCATGCTGCCGTGATCACGACGCTCCGCGATCAGGCCAAGCAACCTGTCATTCCGTCAATGCCGTTCCCTGACGCGATTCACCTGGCAAAGTACCTGGTAGAGGTGACCTCAGGGTATTCGCACTTCCTCCTCGGCCCGGACACCGTCGGTGGCCCCATCGAAGTTGCTGGCATCAACAGGCATGAGGGCTTCAAGTGGATCAACCGGAAGCACTACTATTCAAACGACCTCAACCAAGGAGCGTAGTGATGATTCAGAACCATGCCTCGTTCAGTAGCGGAAGTTCTCCTCGCCCTACGACCCAGCAGGACAGCCGAAGCTCTGGCGGACAGATGTTCTCAATGCGAGATCCCAACCGTGGTGCCGGCTCGTCTCCAAAACCCGGATCATCGCAACCTAAGCCGAAATCTAAGTAGCCACACCGATCCAACCGACGCCCCCGCAGCTAAGGCTGTGGGGGCGTTGTTCGTACATGTAGCTGTGATCAGACGGACTTCCACTCGTACCGAAGTCGGTCAGGATCGATGCCGGCATGGCCGCGGCGGGTGGAGCGGTTGACGGTGACATGGTCGAGCAGGACTGAGACGACGTCACGGCGGCGCGCCTTCGATGTTTCTTCCCACCACTGGACGATCTGCTCGACATCTGGTTCCGGCAGGTCGCCGAGGACGTCTCGGCGCTGGATGTGGAGTTCGAGTGCAGCCTTCCGGGTGCGGATCCGTTCGGTGCCGGCGTGCATGGTGGCGCGGTCGATGACTCCGTCTGCGAAGTCTTCACCGAGGATCGCGAACCGACGCTCGACGTCGGCGAGCTCGCGTTCCGCATCGGTGCTGGACTGGAGTTCGTTGAGGGACTTGGCGAGATCACGTCGGAAGCCGGCGTCGGACATGCGGGCAAGGACCCGCTCGACGACGTCAGCTTCGAGGTCCTCCGCCTTGATCGAGATCTTGCCGCAGCCACCCGACCGGATCGCGCACCCGTACGCGTTGGCGCGGGTGTCGGAGGTTTTCGGATGAAGCGGTCCTCCACAGACTCCGCAGCGGGCGATGCCACCAGCGAGGAGATGGACGCGGGTGCGGTCTCCGGTGAAGCGCGCGCGGGCCGGGTCCAGCAGGAGTTCGACGAGCTTCGCGTAGGTGGCTTCGTCGAGGATCGGTTGGGCGCTGGATTCAACCAGCTTCTTCCCGGACTCCTGCTTGCCGATGATCCGGGGGTTTGTGAGGGCGCGCTTGATGGTGACGGGCTGCCACTGTTTGCCGGTGACGGTCGCAACGCCACGCTGATCGAGGTCGGCGACGAGGCCGCGGAGCGTGCCACCCTTGAGGAGATGCTTCGCCATCGCCCGGAGCTCTCTTGCCTCGGGCTTGACGATGGTGATGCGGTCGTCGGCCCACCCGTATGCGCGACTCACGTAACTGTCTCCCTCGATTGACTGTATCCACCGACACTGTAGCGGAGGGTCCACCGAGGGAGACAGGAACGAGCTAGCGGGTCAAGCGTGCTTCGAGTTCGCGACGAGCCTGCTCAACCGCTGCGACACCGGCTTCGACAGTTTGCTCGATCGCGGGCGCCGCGGTCGTGACCACCTGAGCAACACCATCAGCCGACGGCACCGCCGGCCGAGGCGCACGAGTGATGTTCGCCGCCGCAACCGCGGACGCGGCGAGACCCAGTAGCCAACCGGCTTGATCTGAGATCGACGTTGCCTGGTCCTGATCGATCCAACCGAAGAGCATCGCGACTGCGCACAGGACTCCGATCGAGGAGTAGATCGCGAGCCGGATCGCCGGCCACTTTTCGAGCACCATCACTTACCCTCCATCTTCGCTGCAATCTGGGTGACCGTCGCCGAGAGCGCCACGACAACCGTGGTGAGCTGCTCGACTGCAAGCTCCGTGCGGTACGAAGCGGCATCTGTCAGCCGACCGAACGTTTCGTGATCGGCCACGAACGTCGACCCCTCTACGAGTGATGCCTTCGGGACACAGAGTGCGTCGCGGATCTCGGCGACTGCTTCGACGAGGGTGTTGTAGCGGGACGGATCAACCTTGCTGCGGCCGAGGATCTCCCAGCCCTGCCAGTCGGGGCCGGCTAGTTGGTCGAGCGCGAGTACAGGCACATCTGTCATGGAGGCTCCTTGGGTTGGGAGGAGGGCCGGACCGATTCTGCGGCAGCGGTCCCATCTGAGCTGACGATCAGTGAGTCCGTTGGTGCCGCCGTTGACGGCACGCGTTGCTCCGTCGATGTCGCCGCGGTCGGCGTAGGAGTTCATGTCTCGGGCGACGGTCCAATACCAGACGGCGCCGAGGAATCCGTAGCGGTCGCCGGCGAGTTCGGCTGGGTTGTCGACGAAGTAGGTGGGTGTGGGGACGAAGCCCTTTGAGTGGGCCCACTCCGAGACCTTCGTGTGGTTGTAGCGGCCGGTGATCTGGATTGGTCCGTGGCCTTTGAAGCGCCGACCGTCTCCGGGCTGGGTGTTCCCGAGATCCTGTCGCCACTCGTAGTCGGCGCCGTCTGCGAGTTCTTCCATCCACTGCAGGCCGCCGGACTCGTGGCCGATCTGCGCGCACCACATGGCAGCACGGTCGACAGTTGTGCAGCCCGCCTGGATCATCGCCGCGTTGAATGCGGGCGCGAGTTGCTCGTACCGCGCCATCGAGACGGTGTTGCCCATCGCGCGGGCAAGTACGTGCGCATCCATCAGTGCCTCCTCGGCCCTAACAGCTGGTCGATGATCAGCTGCCATACGTTCGCGAGAGAACCTGCTGCCGGCGGCGCTGCCTCGCCTGGGTAAGTGGCACCCTGCAGCCACGGCAGCGGGTCAAGCCGGTCCGGGCCAGGCGGCGCCCACACCCACCTATGGACTTCGAAATGCAGGTGCGGGTCGACGTTCCCGTTACCCGGGCCCTTCACGGGATTCACTCGGGCGATGCGCTGCCCGGCGGCAACAACGTCACCTACCCGGACCTCCGTGAGGACGTGTCCGTAGACGGTGGTGCCGCTGCCCGCTTCGGTTGGGTGGTCGACGACAACCCACTGCCCGAACCCCGATGCGACGCCGGCGTGTTTGACTGTGCCGGCTTGGGCGGCATACACGGGACGGTTGCCGCTACCGCCATCCCAGCCGAAGTCCGTGCCCCAGTGGGTGGTCCCCCACCGCGCACCGAATCCGGAAGTGATTACGTGGCCGCGCTCGAGCGGCCAGAACCTCTTGGACATCAGGGCTCCTCAGGTGGGTCAAGGTGTTGCTGCGCGGCGGCGAGCGGGTCGTCCTCTCCGGGAATCACAGGCTCGGGCGTGATCGTGATCGGCTCGATCGGATCTGGTGTGATCGAGAACCCTGAGCCGGACACCTGTTGGCCGTCCGTGTTGTGGCCTTCGATCCGGAGCCATGACTCCTCGGTGTCGTAGGTGGCAGTGAATGTGATGCCGTCCAGGCCGGGCACAGTGAAAGCGGTCATGCTGTGAGGTCCTTTGCTTCCCAGTCGATCACGTCGGGTGAGGGGATGTGGATGTAGCCGAAGATCGCGCCACGGTGAATGTTCCCGGTCTCGAAGCCGGCACGCCGGAAGCCGGGACCGCGGGACGTTTCGTTCGCGAGGTCGGGCCAGTCGACGACCGCCCCGTTATTGACGTACACAACGAAGTGGCTGTGTTGGAAGACGCCGCCGGCGTAGACGTCGGTGACGCGCAGCTCGACCTTGTCGTTCGCACCCCACGTTCGGTTGGTCGAGTTCATTGTCTTGCCCGAGGGATTGGCGTCCGTGTAGGCGCGGATCTCGACGATCCCCCATCGGATGCCGACGGTCACACAGCGGGTCATGTTCGCGTTCGAGCGAACGGCCGCCTGGACACGCGGATTGTCCTCGAGGTTGGACTGCGAGCGGTCGAAGCTGCCGATTCGTACCGTTACGGACTGGCTGTTCGTCGACAGTTGGGAGACGTACACCGCTTGGGTGTGGTCTTCCTTCCGGTCCTTGAGGTTGCCGTAGTTGATGCGTTTGCATCGCGCCACGTTCGATCGGATGTCCATACCGACGCCGTACACGGCCCAGTTCGATCCCAGGGTGGCCGCATCTGCGCGGTCGAACAGGTCGGTGAACGTGACCTTGATGATGCCGAGCGTCTGCCCCATACACACCCACGGAACCCACGTCGACGAAGTGTCCAGCTGAGACGGCGTGAGCGTCGCCGGAACCGTGGACTCGCCGGAGCGGTTCATCCCGAGTCGAGTGGGATGCACGCCCGGCATCGCGGCAATCGCCGCGGTCTGCTTACCGAGAAGGCCGCGTGTTACGCCACTACCGGTTTGATGCACAACGACGGCGAACCAGTCACCCTTCGCCGCCTTGATGTCCATGGGCAGCTCGACGCGAATGTCCTGGGCGCTCGTCGAAAACGTGCCTTGCAGCCCAGCCGGCGGACTCGACCACAGCCAGGTGAGTACACCCGTTGGGCGCTGCGTGTCCTCGTCCCGGCCCATCTTGTAGACATGGAGGCGGAAGTTCGCGAGGCCGGTGATCGGTCCGGCCGCGATCACTACCCCGAGCGTGTTGTAGATACGGGCACGTGTTGCGTTGATGTATCCGATGTCGAGCCGCCCTAGGACGGTGGTGTAGATCGGGTCGCTCCAGACGATGCCAACCGTGTGGTCATGCCAGCCGTCGGCATACACGGAAGATGTCTTGCCGCCGTTGCTGATTGTCGGGATGGGAACGAGGTCAGCACGCGGGAACGTCGCATCCTCTACCGGGTTCAGAGTCACCCAACCAGGGACATCCGTCGGAACCGACTCCGGGTCGGCCTTCGTGCCGATCTGCAGCTTCGCAAGTTCGATCTCGTCGGCGTTGGCGATGTTCTTTTCTTCGTTCTTCTCCGCCGCCTCCGCCGCGAGCCTGGCGTCCTCGACCGCCGTCATCGCCGTCTCGTGCGCCTCGGCGGCCTTCTGCTCCGTGCCTCGGAACCGATCAGCGAGCGGGCCCAGATTGAACACCCCGAACGTCAGCCCGTTGAGCGCATCGAGCAGGGCCGCGATGAAATGGTTGATCCACTTGACGATCGCGTCGAACACTGTTCGCGCGCCGCCAAGAAAGGTGTTAGTGAGCTGGTCGAAGATCCAGTTCCCGAGCGCAAGGAAGTCCGGATTGGCGGTGTTCCGCCACGTCTCCGGGTCGACGTCCTGCAGCTGCCGGACAGTCGCTTTCGTGTACGCCTTCGTCGGCGTGTAGTCGGGAACCCACGAGGGGTCCTCCGGCACCTCGACGTTGCTCATGGCATGTCCTCCCCCCGCACCTGCGGGTCGGCCTGCTCGAGCATCTTGTCGGCGATCTCCTTCTGACGGATCTGCAGCTTCATCGCCGCGATCTGATCCGCGTTATAGCCAGAGATGTCCGCGACGACAATCGGCTCCTCTGCCTGTGCCGCCACAGGTGCCGGGGTGTCGAGCGGCACCCACTTCACGTGTTCGCGGCCGATCTCGGCGACGCTATCGGTATCGGGAATGGCCTTGTAGACCGGCTTCGGTGGCGTCAGTGGGTAGCCGAGATTGTCGAAGAAGTGGATCGCGAGGATGTGCTCCGCTTCCGGCGCCATACTCATCCCGGGCAGCCCGTCACCCATCGGCGCATCCTTGAACAGGTCCGCCCCGGGATGACGGCATTCCCGTGCCAGCACAATGCCCGTCCGCTGGTCACGGATGATCCCGTCACGCTTGGTTCTCGACACCTGAGCCCACCTCCGTCTTCACCGGGTACAGATCGATGGTATCCACCGATACATTGATCACGAGGACACCCCGAGCGCCTGCACGATCCCCTTCACCTGAGCAACCTGTCGGGCAAGCATCGCGCCCGGCATGTCCTCGGCGCCGTCGTCACCGATCGAAATGTCCCAGCGCGGGTCCTTCTCCCGATCCCACGACACCTTCAGTCCGAAGACGTGGTCGATGTAGTACTTGCCGCGTCGGCCGACCTCGACTGCGGTGCGGTCCCCGAGGTCGAAGTGCTTGCCTACCCACCACGGCGCGCCGTCGCGGACGGACACCTTGTACGAGCGGTACGCCGCCGTTCGCGCGAACCCGGTCCGGACTGCCTGCAGCGCACTGAGACTGAAGCCTGTGCCGCCGGTGGACTCCCAGTACTCACCGAACGGTGGACCGTTGATGCCCATCCTTTGCTGTCGTAGTGGGTTCGCGACGCGATGGAATGCCAGGACGACGTCTTCGATCTGGGAGTCGAAGATGCCGAGGGCGAGCCCGGCGTTGCCGAATATCGCGCCGATGTAGCCGAGGATCGCGTTCGCAATGAGCTTCAGCCCGGCGTTCACCCAATCGGGTGAATGGCCGCCAGTGACGATCGCGGAGGCGGTTGCCTTGTGAACCCATGCCTGCCAAGTGCCGATGCCGGTCAGGCCTGTGCGTTGCGCATTCCTCCATGTCACGAACGGGTCGTCACGCAACGACCCGAAGAAGCCCGGCTGCCCGTACTCGTCCGGAAGGGGCTTTCCCGTCAGCTCGGTGACTACTTCGTTGATCAGGTCTTCCGCGATGTTCGTGACCAGATGCTGCAGGCCATCGAAGACGGTGCCGGTCAGCCCGCGGTATCCGGACTTGTCGACAACGTCGATGGTGAGGGTCGGCTTGGTGAGAGTGAAGTGGGTCGGCGCCGGCTGCGGCATGCCGGGGAACCAGCGCTTCACCACGACCTGCAGGCCGGCGTCCATGAGCGCTGGGGCGATGACGTCGTGGAGGTTGCCGAACCGAGTGGAGATCACCTGCCACATGGAGGTATCGCCGATGAACTTGCCCGGCAACACCACGATCGGCCAGTTCGCCGGATTCAGGTTCGCCAGCCACGATGCCGGATCGAACAAGTTCTCCGGCAGCGCCCATAGCGGCCCGAACCGACGCAACAGGTTCAGGAAGATCAGCGACTTGATGCCGAGGATCGACGGGCCCGCGAACACGAACATCTTCGGGTACTGCAGCTCCGCGGGCAGGAGCGGATTGCTGTAGCAGGTGATCTTCTTGATGTGCTCGTACTCGTGGATGAACTTGATCTCGATCCACTCGAAACCCTTCTCATCCCCGCGGTTACCGATTCCCGTGGCCTTACCCGTCCACTCCTTGCCGGCCATCTGCACCCGGATGTGAAGGTCTTCTTCGTCTTCGAGTTCCTCGATCACCCACTCGCGAATCATGTGGTTTCCGAACAGCGTCAACGAGCCTTCGCCGCTGTCGTTGAGTTTCTCCTCGAAGGAGGCGGCGACCTCACCGACGATCGGGACCGGGTTCTCCCAGTTCTTGTCGTAGAGCCAGATCTTCGGGCGGGCCCGCTGCAGCGAGACCCGGTCAATGGTGCGTTGCCGGATTGACGACCGGACCTCGTCGCAAGTCATCAGCGGGGGCATTCGGACGTCTCCTTGCTCTGGACAATGTTCTCCCTGTCCACCGATACGAATGTCACAGCGCCTCACCACCCCAACAGCGGTCCCACCTCTGGGTCGCGTACACCGATAGCTGCGTTTGAGCGTTGCCCCCCTTGAGAGTCACGGGCAGCTGCGCATCGACAGTGTGTGGCGGAAGGGCGTGATCGAAGTACGACCCCTTCATGTAGGCGACTGCCTGCGTATCCGGCTCTGTTTCGACTGGGATCTGGAGAGGGTGTGTCTGGACCAAGAACGAACGCACGGACGGCTTGATCAGAACGTCCTTCTTGATCCGCTGCCCGGCCTGAGCATGACCAGCCGGGTACATCCCAAGTCCGTCAGGGAATGTGAAGGTGGACGGCCACGGCGCCGGGAGGGATGCTGTGAACTCATTCGATGCGTACTCGAGCCAGCACTCCTGGTCTCCGTGGTTCGATACCGTCAGGGTGCGGTTCGAGATCCGGTCCTTCCCCGTCCCAGTCCCGGTGTCGAAGGTGACGGTGTCCTGGAGAGTCTTCGAGTACCAGTACGGATCGCACGCCAGCGTGGTCAGTGCCCAGGCCGCGGACTTGAAGAGACCAGGGCCCCGTTTGAACAGGTCCTTCGGGGTGCGTTCGAGGCGCATGGTGATCTCGCGCCAATCATTCTCTCCTGGGCCGTGATACATGCGGAGGATGAAGTCGCGGGGCTTGCCCTTCGCTGGCTTCATGACATGCCAGAGCACGGTCTCGATGTGCATGAATTGTTCCCAGCTCTTCGCTGTGACGCCGAGGGTGAAGTCCAGGATCCGTTCTTCGATCCGTGGGAAGTCCGACGGTGTCGAACCTTCCTGGTAGGCGTAGTTCTCCCGAGGCTGGGTGATCGGCGTGTGGTAGAAGCCGCTGTATCCCTCGAGGAGGCTGATTCCGAAGGCGTCTATGTCGGGGCCGAAGATCGGGATCGTCATCAAGTCCTGGCCGAACGTCGCCGACCGCGGATCCAGATCCCGCTTGATGATCTGCATCGGGAAGCCGTTGTTGAAACTCGGGTCACACGGAAACGTCATCTGCCCCTATCCCTTCCGATACGTCTGGGTGACCGGGGACATTCCGTGCATCATGCCGCGCATGACTTCATCGGCGATCTTCCCGACGTCGGTGACATTGAAGGTGACGTTCTCAGCGAACATCACCTGCTGTCCCTGCGCGCGAGCGTCTTCCGCGTCGACCGCGGCCAGGCGCTGGTCCCGCACGTAGCTGTCGATGTCCTGGTTCACGAGCCCGGTAAGCCCGAACGGATCCGTGAACTGGGCCACGGTCTCCTTGCCAGCAGCGACGAAGAGTTCCTCGAATCGGGGCCCGAAATCCTGGTCGTCCACCCACGCCTGACCGGCCTCGAGGTCTGCTTCCCCGTTCCGGAAGCGTTCAGCCACGCGTCCGAACTCTCCAAGCTGGGAGCGCAGGTTCTTCGGGTCGTAGCCCTCGACATAGTCGTATGCGTCCTGCCCCTGCGCGGCCTGCTGCGCGGCACTCCTTATCTGGTCGTCGGAGGGCGCCGGGGCGAGAGCTTCTGCGGCCAGCTCGGGTGCCGCGATCGGAGTCAGCGCGGTGGAGGGATCCAGCATCCGGAGGACAGTGGCTATCTCAGGCCGCTCGAGTACCTCCACGAGCCGCTCGAAGATCGGGGTCATCTCCGGAGACAGGACACGCTCGGGCTTGATCGTCCACTTCGGCAGCAATCCGATTCCGTTCGCGACACCACCCTGGTCGTAGCCGTGGCCGTGGCCGATGACGTCGAGGAGACTGTCCCCGTACTTGCGTTCGCCGTAGCGGACCATCGCGTTCGTCATCGCCCACGGATCACGTCGATTGTCCGGCAGCGACGGATCCCGGTAGGACTGCCACGTCGTCGGAATCATCTGACCGAGACCGACACCCGCGGCCTCGCCGGTGCCGTTGACGTCGACGATCTGCTGCGCGATGTTCGGGTCCCCGTGGGACTCGGTGTCGATCTGCCGCACCCAGGCGTCGATCTTCGCCGGCGTCGGCTCGTAGCCCTGATTGCGGTAGGCGTCGATCATCATCTGCCGCCACTGCTCCGCGCCAGCGGACACATCCCACACGGCGCTGCCGCCGCGGGCACGTCCACCGATCTCGGTGCTCGCGGCCCGACTGATGGTGTCGAACACCGCCCCCGGTAGCTGCCCGAACAGTGAAGCCCCGAAGTCGGGCATTGATTGCCGCAGCTGTCCAACCGCGGCGTCGAACCCAGCCAACGCCGCCGACCGTGCCCCGACTCGTCCCCCGCTGCCACCGCCGGCGAAGATCAGCTTGCCGTCGGAAGCGACCATCGAGTCCATCGCCCAGTGCACGTGATCGGAATGACCGCCGATCGGCCCAGTCGGCCGGCCCTCGTCACGGTTCGGACCCGGATCCCAGAACAGCTCGAGCGCATCCGGATACTTCGCATCGATCCAGTCCGCGATCTGCTGCATTGGGCCGCCGAGGTCGATAGCCCTCTGCCCCATGTGGAAGTCGAAGCCGGAGCCGACATCTGCATAGCGGGTTCCGGAGGTAAGCACTGCCTGCGGGAACGCGGTGCGGACGGCATCCCACATCGACCGCTGAATGTCCGAGGTCAACTCGGCGCCGGGTTGGACGATGCCACCGGTGGCGTAGGCGCCAGCCAACTTCTGGACCGCGGACACGCCACCCGAGCGGGCGGCAGCGTTCATGCTGTTGACGTAGTCCGGGCCCACAGCGCGGGTCCACTCCGGCCGCATCACCGCTTCGCCGCCGCCGACAGCGATGATTCGATCATCACGACCCGGGCTGTACCCGGACATGATGCCGCCAGTCGCGAAACCTGCGATCAACGGGACCGCTGCCGGCCAGTCCGGGAGACCAGGAATCGCCGCCTTCACGCCGTTCCAAGCGTCTCGCAGCCCGGTGTTGAGAACCTTATCGATCACCCAGTTGACCGGTGATGCAACCAAGCCAGGCATCCGTCCGAAGTCGGTGCCGACGCCATCGACGATGCCCTTGGCGAACTCACCGACGCCACCCAGGCCCTTGTTCAGCGCCGGGAACGTCCCGTCGAGCATGTTCGACGTAACCGCTCCGACCGTGGTCCCCAGGTTGTTCCAGTTCTTCTGCCCCTCGTCGGTGGTGCCGAGAGTGGTCGCGGCGACCTTGTTGAGGCCGTCCATGTGCGCCGGGAACGTCTCGTCCTTCAAGCCGCCGAGGACACCGGTGACGGTCTGTCCGAACCCGAGGTACTGCTTCTCGGTATCGATCAGCTGTTGCTGGTTCCTTGCGTTTTGTTCGGCCAGGATCCGATCGAAATCAGCAGCGTTCCCGAAGAGCGCGATCCACTGTTCCCGGTTGAGCTGCTTTCCGGCCGAGCTGCCTGCAGACGACGGTGCGGTGACTGTCGATGACGGAACCGAGCCGCCGATGACGCCGCCCGCCGCATGGCCCGGGAGTCCGTAAACGAGTGCCCGCACGAACTCCGGCGACGGGGTCCAGCCCGCGTTGATCGCCGTCAGCAGTGGCAGGTTGCGGTCCGTCTGCTCCTTATTGACGACCATCTCGCCGTGAGCCACTCGGGCGGTCGGCAGACCACTCGCATCGAGGCCGAGGATGTCGTCAGATGTACCGGTGCCGGGACCGAACAGGACTCCATTCGAGTACTGGCCCGCACGGACGATGCCGCCCGACGCCTTCGACTCTGACCACGAAACGAGGGATTCCCCCAGTGACTGAGCTTGCTGACCTCCCGGAATTGGCACTGGGCCAACCTTCGCCGGCACTTTCTTCAGCAGTCCACCGATGAACCCGACTGCACCCTTGATCTTGTCGATGATGGCATCCCAGACGCCTCGGACCTTCTCGCCGAGATCTTCAAAGAAGCCCTTGATTCCGTCGACTGCGCCCTTGATATTCTCCTTCGCATCGGACAGCGTGTTCTTCACCGCAACGAACTTGTCGCCCACCGTATCGACGAAGAACCGCAGGCCCTCGATCACAAACGGCAGCACGTTCTGAATGAGCCACTCCAAGGCTGTGATCACCGGCGGCAGAACGTTCTCCGCCAGATAGACCAGCAGATCCAGGAACTTCGGCAGATAGTCGGACCAGATCTGCACCAGCTGCGGCAGGAACGGCGCCAACGCTTCCACGATCCGGATGAATCCGTCGATGATGATCGGCAGCACCGGGGACAGCTGGTTGATCGCGTCAGCCAACGCGACGCCGAGCTGCGCCGCGACATCAGCGAGGATCGGGGCCAGGCGTTCGAACACCGGACGGAGTTGCTCGACCAGCTGCTGGATCACCGGGGCGAACGCATCGAAGATCGTCGTCAGTGCCGGCGCCAACGCCGACACGAGCATTCCGATCACCTCAGCGACCAGCGGGAGGATCGGAGCGAGCGCGTTGACCAGCGACGCGAACGCCTCACCCAGCGGCCCGATCGCCGGAGCGAGCGCATCGATCGCCCCCACCAGGGCAGTGCCGACGACCTGAAGAATCTGCGACAGCGGAGGAATCAACGGCGTCAGAGCCGCACCCAACGACTTCAGCAGCTGCGCGATCACCGGCATCACCGGCGACAACCCATCCGCCAAGGCAGAGATGAACTCCGACAGCACAGGCAGCACAACGATCAGGGCATCGCCGAACGCGACACCCAGCTGCCCGAGCGAGGGCGCGAGCGCACCGATCGACTCCCCCAGCACCTGAAGGACGGGTCCGAGGACGGGGCCGACAATGTTGCCGAACTCGATCAACCCGTCGAGCAGCCCGTTCAAGCCCGCCCCGAGGCCATCGGTCAACGACGAGAAGACTTCGAACAGTTGGGTCAGTGCGCCGGATTCGAATGCGTCGGTGAAGGACTGCCCGATCTGGCCGAGCATCCCGCCCAGCGAGGCGCCCACCTTGTCCATGACCGGCGCTGCAGCGTTCCCGATGTCGAGGATCCCGCCGGTGATCGCAGCGAGTCCTGGCTGCATCGCTGTGATCAGATCCGAGGTGCCGGCGAAGATGTTTCGCAGGCTGTCCTGCGCTTCCGCCGATGACCAGAAGCCGGCGAACTCCTTCGCCGCACCGTTAATCGACGTCGCAACCCCGCCGAGCCCTTCCTGAAGCATCGGCATCGATGTCTGCACGAGATCGGTGAACACCGAGTCGAGTCCGGCGAACATGTTGTCCTGCACGATGTTCTTCAGCTCGGTGAACTGCGGCTTGAGCGCCATCATCGCGGTCACGAATGAGCGGGCGTTCGGCGACAGCTTCGCCATGGCTTCGGAGGCCTTGTCCGCCGCCGAACTCGACGTCGTCATCGCCTCTTGCAGTGCCTGATTCGCCTCGATCAGTGCCTGTTCGGAATCGGTGACCCGCTCGTTCGCGGACTCGATACGTTCCTTCGCTGCCACGACCTGGTCGGAGCCCTCGACGCCCTTCGCGTTGGCGTCGGCAGCTTCCGCAGCGAGCTTCTTGCTCTTGCGGCCAACTTCTTCCTGCCGCAGTAGCGCCTGCTCGACGTTCAAACGTGCACGGTCGCGCGCGGTCTTGTCGGCGTTCGGATCCGCTTTCGTCTTCCGCAGCTCTGCCTGCGCCTCGCGTAAGGCAATTGCGGCGTCCTTCTCATCCAGGGCAGAACCCTTCAGCGAGAAGTTCAGCTCGTCGATCTGGTCCTTCGCCTCTTTGCGGGCGCGGGTGAGATCTTCCTCGGCGCGGCGGGCGTCCTTCTTCGCATCGCGTACGCCCCGCTCGGCCGACTCAACTTGCTTCGAGGCGGACGCAACAGCTTTCGCTTGTGCCTCAGCGTCCTTGCTCGACGAGTCCGCCGCCTCGTTCAGCGCCGAGAACGCCTTGCCGATCCCCTGCATCCCCAGAACCGTGGTCGCCAAACCAGCGGCGCCGGCGATACCGACGCCTGCGAGCCCGACGGCGAGGGCGCCGACCGCGCCGGCTGCTATCCCCGCGGCGCCACCGATCGCACCGATCAGCGCTGCGATTCCGCCGATCTTCAAGCCGCTCTTCGCGACGTTGTTCAGCGACAGATCGAGACCCGCGACACCACCGCCACCCGACCCACCGCCGCCGCCGCCGACCGTCTGGATCTTGATGATCTTCGTTTCGGTCTGCGTCAACTGCGCGATCGTCGCCTGGAACTGCGCCAGGTTCGCAATATCGAGCTTGACCGGAGCCACGATGTCCGCGGCCGCGAGTTTCGCGTTCAGCGTGGCGACAAACGACGAGAGCTCCGCCGCCGAAACGTCCAGCTTGACCGGGACCTCGGCATTCAACGCGGCGAGTGCCGCTTGTAGCTGCGTCTTGTCCGCCTTCAGCGTCACATCGGCCGATAGCGACAGCGTGTCCAGGCGAGTCTGCGTCGCGGTGGAAAACAGCCCGGTATCTGCATCCAGGCGTACCCGGGCATCAAGAGCGAGCAGATTCAACCGCTGCTGCGTCTCGTGCGAGAACAACGCGGTATCCGTGTCGAGGCGGACGTTCGCCGCGAACTCGATGTCCTTGAAATGCTGTTCGGCGGCCTTGGTCGCCTTCTCCGCCGCGGCACGCACCCGAGCCTCGAACTCGGCGTCGAGGTTGCCCCAGTCCAGAGTCGCTTTGACTGTTGCGGTAGCGAACGGGGCAGTCACCGGCAGGGCCCTCCCGGAACACCGAATCAGGTGCCCGGCCCGCAGCCAGCGACAAGAACTAGGTAGAGACTATCCGCCCCAGCGGTAAGGGTCACGTTCTGCGTTGCTGGTTGACCAGCGCGGCGGCCGCTTCCCAATCAAAGCCTGCAGCCTCGATCTCCTCCGTAGACCCCGCTTGGGCGACGCGACGTTTGAAGACCCGAGGTGGCTCGGTCGTGAGGTCGCGAGCGAGCTGTTCGGCCTTCGCCTCACTCGACGACGCCCACTTCGTCAAGAGCGACTTCGCGACGTGAGTAGCCCGGGCTGGCTCCATTCCTGCGAGATCGATTCCGCGCATGGAGAGTTCGCCGTCAACGTCAGGCCATGCCCCCAGGACGCGCCACCAGATTTCCTGCACCGTCCAGCGCGGCATACCGAACCATCCGAGCACGAGGCGGTCAGCGACGTCGTGGAGGAGTTCAATTTCGATGCGGGATGAGCGGTCGTAGATCTGCGCGAGCAAGTACTTGCGATCTTCCAGCCTCACCAAGGTTCCGATGACCAAATACGTTGGTGTCGGCGCCATCACCAGGTTGATGAGCTCAACGAGCGGCGGCCGGGCCACTTCCATGACCCGGCCATCGATCGTCCACGCGGTGGGCTCACGCCCCCACGGCTGGGGCACCTGTCAGCGCCTACGAGCAGCCTTGCGGCGGTCGGCCCGGTTGGACGGGGCCCACCGCTCGATCAGCGTGAGGATGATCTTCTCGAGCAACGCCTGATCGAACTTGTCAGCCGGATCCATAAGCCGGGTCTGGATGTACATGTACGACGCCTCGTCGAACGAGTTCCGGACAAGATCCATCACCGCGTACGACTTGTCGGCCGACGTGGCAGACTTCGACATCGCACCGATCAACAGACTCCACGCCGCCGGAGCAGGCTTGAACGCGACGAGCTCGACACCGTCGACCATCAGAACATCGGACTCGACCTCCGTCCGGTCCGGTAGCTCCGGAAGATCTTCGGTCGAGAACTGCAGTTCTTCGGGGATGGGGCGGTCCTCGGCATCCACGATCACGGTTTCGTCGAGGACGTCGTCGGGCGTGTTGATGACGTCGATCGCGGCGTCGATGTCGTTCTGGGTCGGGGATCCATCAGCCTGGGACGGCTTGACGGTGGCCTTGCGTGCGCGAGGAGGCATGGGCTGGTCCTTCGATCGTGTGGTTGCCCGGCCCACAGCCAGCAGCAGAGTTGGTGGAACGACTAGCTCGGGTTCACGTGCACCTGTGAGGTGCCGAACACATCCTTGAGGGCGTCGGTGAGGAACGGGTTCGGGGGCGAGCCCTTCACGGACTTCGCGAACACGAACCCCCGCTTGCCCTTCGCAGGGGTCTTCACGCCGGCGGGTAGGGGGCCGATCATCTTCGGAGTTCCGAACTTCAACGCCTTCGCGGTGACCGGGACGATCGGCTTGCCCTTCGGCCCATAGATGCCGGTGCCCTCGTGAACATAGCGAGCGTACTGCAGGGGCGAACCGACCCGGATGTCGACACCGTTGGGGCGCATCGTGACCGTGTGGGAGATCGACGACCGTAGGCGGCCTTCGTCGACCGGGGCTCGAGCCTTCGCACGGTTGACGATCATCCGGCCGATGTTGTTGCCCCACTGGCCGGCTGCTGTCGACAGCGCCTGCCGCATCTGCTCGTGGTGGATCTCGACGTGGCTAGGCATCGTCAGTCTTCACTCCCCGCCGCCGTCTGGCGGTCGGCTTCTCGTCATCCTCCGCGGCGTTCGCGACATCCTCGGGCGGTGCTCCGTCGTCCGGAACGAACGGCAGCCCTGGGTCGATGCCGAGCGCATCACTCTCCCGGGTCGGCTCATCGTTGCGGTCGAGGACGGTGAGTCCACCATTGGCGATGAGGCGGTCGACGAAGTGGGTGTGTTCGACGTCGAACTCGGAGCCGCGCTCCCAGTCGACAGTCGTCTGTTCTGCGCGAACTCGAATCGATGTCATGTTTCGAAGGATAACGCCAACAGTGTCCACTGACACCTATCCCAGGTGCGGGAATCGTGGATCGCCAACGAGTGGTGCGACGATTGCGTCGAGCTGCGGTGGTTCACTGTCGCACCCGCAAGCAGGGTCTCCGAGGACGGTCACGCCCATCGTGCCGCCGTGGATCCCACCGCCTGGTCCGCGGGCTTCCCAGATCCCCGGGATGACGCGTTCGCCTGATGTGAAGGCGCACATTGCGGCCCGGTGCATGGCTGCAGCGTCGTCGATCGCGTCTCGCGCGGCGGAATCCAGCTCGCCGATGGTGGGCATGCTGTTGTTCTCGGTGTTCGGGTAGCAGCGGTCGACCCCCATTTCGAGGACGACCGCGAGCTGCAGCATGGGGTTGGGGAGCGTGTTCACGTACGGCTCCGGGTAGTTCACGGTCGGGAACGTCGACACTAGCCGGACCCATGCCACGCCTTCCCCTGTCCCACAGCCACACCCGTAGGCGGGCACCATGTCACCGGGATGAACAGTGACGAAGCACGGTGTGCCGGCGCGGGTGTGCTCGAGCTGCGAGGCGAGCGCATCGCGAAGCGCGCTGGCGCGGCCGTAGATGCTGATGTCCATGTCAGCGGATCCTTGCTACTCGGGGGCTGTCCGGGGAAAACACCCGTGGACGGGACCTGATCTTGTGTGGGTTGACGGATGCGATCCACTGATCGACCGACGCGACACCTGTCAGGCCCTGCTCGAACAGGACCTGGGCGTCGACCATCTGGATGTCGATGCCCTGTCGCGAAACGGAGATCGCGCGGTCGGGAAGCTTGCAGCGGCCGTCGGACTTCCGGGCCTTGAGGAACTCGAGCGCGAGGTCTCCTGCGGCGAGCTGGCCACCGAGCGGTGCTTCGATGCCCTGCATGTAGGTGACCGTGAACGCGCCGGCGGCGTCGTCGGCGACGGAGAGGTTTTGCTGCTGCGGCCACGGCTTCCCGTCGACTCGGATCAGCCAGCGAGAGTTCTTGATCCGGTACGTCGCGGTCGGCAGCGTCTCTCCATCGACGATGACCCGGACGACCGAATGAACGGGCCCGGGTAGCGCGACCTCCGATGGGCCGACGCAGTTGCAGCCGGGCGAGCAGCCACAGCCGCCTACAGACCAGGTCTGGTTGATCAACCCTGGCCACCAGTACGCATCTCGCCCCGCGGTCCCCCGGTAGGTGGAGCCGTCACGCGGCCCGAAACACGGTCGCACCGTGGCCTCCGACAGTCCGAACACCCTTCCGGTCAGCGACCACAGCACGTGCACCGCGAGAGTCTCTGGCCCCGACTTCTCCTCCGGTGTCGCTTCGGCCCACTCGGGGCTCGTCGACACCACATCCCAACCCGTCACACTCACAGCGGCTCCTCTACGACGGCGGCGGGCGCCAGCACGAAGCTGACGCCCGCCTCACGGTCTGGCATCCGAATTTCAGGCCGTCAGCGCGACAGCGCCCGCGGTCACAGCCGGGGGCGCAACCGTGGTGGGCTCCATGTGGATGTGCTGGTCCGCGCCGATTGCGGTCAGCAGCTTCCCTGCCACGGCGGGATCAGACGGCGTGGCACCCTCGTTGAGAACAACGTTGTAGGGGCCCAGGCCCCACAGGGCGTCCGCGGAAGTGCGGCCCGTCAGAGTGAACGTGGCGAGCGCGTTCTCGAACGAGAAGTCGCCGAGCCGGCCACCCTTGATCCACGGGAGCAGCGCATAGCCATATGCCTTGCCGTCGGCTCCGCACGCGGTGCCGGGCACGTCGGTCCAGGTCTCCACCGCGACGTTCGCGTCGACCGTCTCCCCGATGCGGATACCGGCAGCGTTACCAGCGTGATCGAGAACGATCGGCTGGCCGGTGACCTGGTTGAAGATCTCGGGATGCACCTGCATGAACGCCATCTCGAAGTTGATGTACTTGAGCTGGTCAGGCGCCTTGTCGACAACCTTCAGCTTGCCGGCGGCGTTCTTCTGGTTCGTCTCTTCGCCGTCCTCGTACTGCGGGGACAGCTTGATCGAGATGTGGCCGTCGGACACGCACGTGGACTTCTGCCCGACAAGCGGCTTGCCGCAGCTATCGAGAGTCGTGGTGCGGACAACATGGGAGCGGATGGTAGGCCAGATCGTGGTGGGCATGGGAACCTCCGAGGAATGGATGGTGCCCGGCCCACAGCCAGCAGCGCTCTATAGTGAGGATAGTCCCTGGCAGACGCCGGTGGCGGCATGCGTCCATCGAACTTGTCAGATCCCACCCGTCTTGCCACGAGCAGTACGGCGCGTTCAAGCCTGCCCGGCTGGATTAACCGACTGAGGGTATGTTTGTGGGGCGCGAGTGCCACAGCGTCCGCGAGGCCCCCGCATCACCCCTTGGTGCGGGGTATTCGTGTCTTCCGGGCATGGGTGAACGCGAATAGCGTCGTACGTGCGGCCCAGCCACACGCGCGCCATTCAGCAATGGACAGGCAGCGCTTTCGAATTGAGGGCCGCAAGCCTGGGATCGCACACTGTGGCGGACTGCGAGCCTGGGCAGAATGGGCGACATCGCGTCCTGAGTGAACGCGCGGTGCCGCCCCCGCGTCGCTGACCGCCTAGATGACGAGGAGTCACCGAGCCTGTCAGACCCTGTGCGCGTACGGTTCCTCTCGCGCCCCGGGCAAGTAGGCTCGCACCGCCGGGGCGGTCGCTGGCCGGGCACTCAGCGTTTCAACGTCCTGTCGCGAGCGGGCTTCGGCGGGATCCATATCAGTTCAGACGCAGCGCGCAATCGATCGCTTCCGGGCATATTGACTTGCGTGTCACGGTTTGTGCGCCATGGGAGCGGGTATGCAACGAGCGCCGAAGGTTCGCAGAGTGACCTCCGGTCGGCGTCGGCCCCGGTGGTTCAGCAGCGCAGCCAGCGGGGTCGACTCTATGACAGCCTGTAACCCTCTTCGACGATTGCCCGCATGTCTTCGTATGCGCGCTGCGGCTGAGTTGTCGGCGGTATCACCGCCAAAAATGTGCCTCGATGATCAGTACCGATCAGGCACATCACTCCGGCGGGCTGGCCCGGTAACGGCCCGATGAATCGAATTCCATCCGTACCGTCGATGCGCCGCTGGCCGACGCTGATCGCGTTCCAGTCGAACGCAATTCGCTCGATAGCACCTGTCCGTGGTGTCAGCACCGCCACCAGATCGTGCAGCTGAGCGGTCAAGTTCTGCGTCCAGGGCCACCACGCGCCACCCATCTGCCCCGTACCCGGGCCAGGGGCGCACAGCACGAGTCGTGGGGTACGGGTGGGAATGGGGAACGGCTGCACACCGTCAGCGGTCTCGACCTCGTACATCAGACCGTTCGTAAGAGTTGACTGTCGCACCATGACCGTCGCTCCTTCACCGGCGGACGAAACCGACAACTGTCCAACCGATGCGCGGCCGAACAAGACCCGCTCAGCGGTGAAGCGCCTCGATATCCCCAGCCTACGCGCAGCACAGCCCGCAAGTTCCGTGCGAAGTACTACACCGGTGGACGTCTGGGCAGCACCCGAACGACGAAAGCCCCCGCCCTCGGGCGGGGGCTTCACGCTCACGGCCCCTCGATCTCGACCTCGGTGTTGCCGAGCATCAACGGCACCGGGGTGCCGCCGATGTGCAGTCGGGAGGTGGGTTTCGGGCGTAGGGCGATGGTCGCCATGATCCCGTATCCGGCGGTCGAGTAGGTTGCCGTCGCGGTGCCGACTGGACCCGGCAACGGCCCCGACGCACTAGCAGCTGTGGACATGTACGAGTAGCCGGCACTCGACCGGGTGTCGGTGAGCTCGTCGACAGTGCTGACCCACGAGCACGAGCCATTACTCAGGGAGAACCCGGCCGCGACTGCGCGCACGACCATGCAGTCGGGCACGGTCGTGGTCACGCTCGGAGTGATGTTGTTCGCTCCCGACGAGCTGTAAGCCTGCGCCACCGCGTTGACCGGACTGTCCGGGTCGACGCCGCGGAACGAGAGGAGCGTCGCGTGGTGGTGTCCGCTGCCACCGAAGTAGATCAGCGGTTGATCCGTGGACGCCGGGTCAACGAACCCGGTGAAGACGTACAGGTTGCTCCCGCTACCTCTCGACGTGTTCACAAGCTGTTCCACCCACGAACCCACCACCCCGTAGGCAGGGAGCGCGCCCCACCCGATGTTCGCGACCGGAGCGGTCCACGACCGGAGGACCATCACCCACAGGTCGCCCGCCTGCGCTCCAGGCGGTCTCGGCACCCAGAGATTGGACTGATTGTTTGCGCTCGCGCTAGTCGCGCCCACGAACTCGATCGCCATCAGATCTTCACCCACAGTCGACCGCCACCGGGATCCGACGTCGCCGCGACGGCAGCCAGGCCGAGCCACACGTAGTTCGCGGCCGGGAACGTCGCCGTCGCCGAGTGGCCCTCGCGGCAGTAGTAGCGGCCGTGGTTGTAGGTAACGACCTGGCCGACGCCGTAGCTCGTGCTTGGTGACCATGCGCCGGCGTCGCGCAGATTCAGCGCGTTGAAGTAGGCGTCGAGGGTCTGCTCGAGCGCCATCATGTAGGCCTGCGACGCGGCGTCGATCGCTACCCGCGCCGACGCCTGATCGTCGGCCTTCATCAACGCCCGGCCGGTCGGGGTGGAGTCGAGAACATCGAGGCTCGACAGCTCGATCGCGCCCTTGCGGCCGTTGACGGACCGGACGTCGGACGCGGGATACACCTTCTGTTGCCATGACGACAGCGACGTCGACGGCTCAGCAATCAGCTGCCACTCAGTACCGAGATCGGTGCGATTGCACCAGTCGCCGCGCTGGCCGACCAGTGCGAGCATCGCCGCCTGGGATGCCACGTTGCCAAGGAAGTCGGTGACCGCGATCGCGGGGAGTTCTGCCTGCACGATCTTGCCGTCGGGCCCCAGGTTCGCCTTCTTCGCCAAGCCCGTGTCGACGTAGTCCTTGTTCGTCGCGTCGGTCGCCGCCGACGGTGATGCGACCTTCGTCCGGCCAGCGGTGTCGCGGAGCATGATCGTCGTCGCTGTCGCGGAGCTGCTGTACGGGACGTTCGTTTGGGTGCCGCTCGCGTCGGTGGTGTAGACGCGGTTCGTTCCGGTCACGACATCGCGCTTGCCGGACAACGCGGGAATGGTCGGCTCCTCTGCTGTGCCGCCGAGGTCGCCGCGCAGCTTGATCTTGCCGAGCTGGGTGTCGGTGGCCGGCGGGATCACGTCAAACGCCTGCCGCGCCGACTCCCGCGCCTCATTGGCGGAAATCCGGGCCGCGTCCGACTCTGCTTCCGCGCGCCACGCCGCATCCTCCACACGGCCTTCCGCCGCGACTACCTCGTCTTTCGCCTGATCGACATGCGCGACCGAGGCGGCGATGCCTTCGACGGCGGTAAGCGTCTCGTCTCGCGCGCCGGTCGTCACATTCCGGGCGTCGACGACGTCGTCACGCAGCTCGGTCACAGCCTGACGATCCGCCTGCGCCGCCCCGGCCGCCGCGACCGCGTCACCGCGGTGTCCGTCCGCGACGCCCGCAGCCTCGAACGCGTCACGCGAATGCCCGCCCGCCTCGTCTGCTGCGTCACGAGCTTCCTGGGCCTTGGCGGAGATTTCGGGGACAACATTACTGGTGAGGTATTGCACGAACGTGTCGACCTCGTCGCGTGCCGTGGTCGCCGCTGCCGCTGCATCCTGCGCGTCCTGAGCGGCACCGCGTAGGTCGGCAAGGACTTGCAGGTAGATCGGCGGCAGGGCGTTTCCGTCAGTCATGTGGAAGACCAGCGAATTGCCCGAGACCGTCACGCTTTCCACACCATTGCCGGTGTAGCCCCGCGGGCCCTGGATCGCGATGCCCGCGTTCGCGGCGGGCCATGACGAGCCACTCCACACATAGGCGCGGCCCGTGTCGCCCGCTACGTACACCATGCCGGCGGTCAAACCCGTTGTCGGCAAGGCGGAGTAGGTTGCGGCGGTGCCGTCGATTTTCAGTGCGACGACGACGCCGGGTTCGTTCGGATCGTGAATGTCCGCGTACCCCTGAGCGACATACTCCTGGTAGAACAGCGACCATTTGAACCAGCGGACCTGGTTGACGGCCAGTATCGAAGTGTTGGTTCTGCCGACGAGCGGTACCAGTGATCCGAAGACCGGTGCAGACATCATTCCTCCCGGACGCGACGTTTCGGAATGTCGGGCAGCGTGATTCCTTGTGATGCAGCCTCGAGCGTGGCTGAGTGGCCCCACCGCGCCATGTCGGTGGAGAACTCACGCTCGATCGCCAAGTCCTTCTCGACGGCGTCGAGCCGCTCTTCGAGGGTCTTGATGTTGGTGGTGGCGACGGACCGCCACACGGTGATGATGCCGCCGATTGCGATGCCGATGCCGTTGATCGCGGCCAGCACGATTCCGACGGTCTCCCCGCTCATTTCACCCCTAAGTCAGCCCACACCCGGATCATCGCCAGGTGGACGAGGGACGCTCCCACCGCGATCCCGCCTGTGAGGATCGGACCGGGCGGTTCCGCGTATGCGGCGGACAGCAGTACCGCAGACCCGTAGAACGCCCACACGCCGGCGGCCACCGCATGCGTGTAGCCGACGTATCGCGTGGACAACGCCGACGCGGCGAGGACCGCTGCAGTCGCGACGAACAGGATCGGCCACACCGGGCCCCATGATTCGATTGTGACAACAACCGACAGTTGCCCCTCGGGCAGTGGGCGGCGGACCCAAAAGCTCGGTCCCGCGTACGAGGCGCCGGTGAGGAACGCGATAAGCGCGAGGGTCAATGACACTCGCTGCGCCCCAACCATCAGGCGTCCTTGCGGGCGTCCCACAGGGCGATCAGATCGCCGCGGTCAGCCTCGGCGGGGAACTGGATGTCCTGTGCCGTCAGGAATTCCTGCCAAGCGGCTTCGCTGGATCCCTTGCCGGACCGGGGAGGCTCCTGGACGTCAGCGACGGGGTCCAGCGCGGCAACCGGCTCGCCGTCTCCGAAGCCGGCGCGCTCCGCGACGTCGTCGGGCACCGAGAATCCGGTGGTACTGCCGGAAGTGACGGTCTGGACCTGGTCTGCCGAGTCTGCAGCATCGAGCAGTCGACGTGCAACCTCCGCGGTCTGGTCGGACGAGGCAGGAATGATCGTGGGCATCTGTGGCTCCTAGGTGAGGGTGACGAGAACGGCGGCCTGGGGGCCTTCCCAGGCCGGGACGTATGTGCGTTCGGCGATTGCGTATCGGGCGCCGCCTCGCACGTCGACGATGCTGCGGTAGGTGACGTCGGTGCGGCGGATCTGCATCGCGCCGGTCGCGACCAGCCAGGCCGTGTCGACATCTGCGGCCGTCGTGTCCGGTCCGGTGTTCGGGTAGACACCAAACGACCAGCGGGTGCCGAGCGTGGTGACCTTGCGCCCACTCTCCACATCGACCTGGTTCTTCTCGGCAGCGAAGCCTGCAATGTGACGCGGGGCGTGGATAATTCCGACTCCGCCGTACTCCTCAGCGAGGGTCTCTTCGAGGAGTCCGACACCCTTGACCAGTGGAACCGCCGTGGTGGTGAGAATGTCGGTCGGGGTGTCCATGAGCGGGCGCTCGTAGTCGCCTGCCCACAGCGCCTTCTCGACCGCGGCCCATTCGCCGCCGGCCAGGGCTCGGCGTGCCTGATCGAGGATGTCGTCCTCAGTCAGGCCTACCGGGCTGCAGGTGAAGCCGCGGTATACGACGAGTGGATCGAACTGGGCGATGTCGATGCCCGAATCGAACTCGGGCGGATCGTTCGGCGGCGCGCACTCGGCGCGGGACAGCTTCGCAGGCCCGGTCGGGTTGGCCTCGAACTCGACGCCGTTGCGCAGCTTCGGGTTCGACTCGACGACGAGGTCGGCGGCGGTCGCCAGGCCGTACCGGGACGGTGTGATCGTCGGCGACGCGACGTGGATGTACGGGGCGACAGCCACCGGAGCCTCCAAAGGTTGTGCTGGTCAGTGGAAGCCGTCGAGGACACCTGCCAGCCCTGCAGGTGCCCTCGACGGTTGACTACGGGGTGGCCGGAACGATCTTGCCGTCGCCGTCCAGCTCGCGGGCGATGCCGGTGGCACCGTTGAGAGCGAGCGGGACCCGCAGGAGGCGCGCCTTCCAGCGGCGCTTGATGACCAGCAGCTTCTCCTCGACGAAGAGGCGGTGGAAGTCGTTCGCCTTCAGGTTCGTCGAGTCGTAGATGCCTTCGAGGTTGATCACCTCACCGCGGGCACGGACGAAGGTGCCAGCCGCATAGATGAGGAGATCGACGGTGTCGGGCCACGAGGTGATGGCGCTCGCCCCACCGAACCCGTTCGCGATACCGGTGAATGCGTCCTGCCAGTCGTAGACCCACTGAGCCTTGGCGTTGCGGGCGGCGAACCAAGAGTCGATCTGCTGGTCGCTGATCTTGTAGCCCTCGTCCGGGGTGAGGCCGGAACGCTGCGCGAGGTCCGCCCGGAACACTGCCTTGAGCCACATCGGGGCCTTCACCTCAAGGGTGAGGGACTCGGGGGCACGGTTGAGGTACCGGTAGTCGACGATCTGGATATCGAGGGCGTTGAGCACCGAGGTTGATGCGGATGCGCCCAGGCTCAGGCTGATCGCGGCACCGGACTCGTCGACCATCCGCTTGATCGTGCGTGCGTTCACCTTGTGGGCGTGCGCGATCAGCGCGTGCTCGACGACCTCGGCTGTCATCTCCGGGTAGGCGTCGTTCTGCAGGATCCCGGCGACGATGCCCAGTCCCGCGGTCTCAGCGCGCTTCTCGGCAAACTCAGGGCACGGCACCCGGTAGAACGGCTTCTCAGTCCCTGCGACGGTCTCGCCGGTGGGCTTGGTGAACCCGTCACCGGCGATCGCCTGAGCTTCGGTCTGCATGAAGCCGGTGGCGTTGTAGATCGCCGTGTAGTCGGGGCCCTCCGTGAAGCGGAGGCCGCCTCGCTTGGCCTGTACCTCCGCGACGTCGACCAGGCCGGCATTGGCGTCAGCAAGGATGCCACCGAGTTCGAACAGCGTCTCCGAAGGAGAGCACCAGCCACCGGCCGCGACCAGGGAGCCGCCCTTGAGTCGGCTCGTGTCGGCGGCGTGATCGATGACTTCCTGGTCGCGGGTGCCGTCGGCGACGAGGTCGTCCTGGAACGGGATGTGGATCTGCGCAATACCTGCTCGCATCATCACGTTCGGGGCGCCGGTCGGGAAGGCACCCATGCGGGCGTTCGCCGCACGCGCGAGCTGCCCGGTGTCGACGATCCGCTGACCGGCCGCGAATCCGGCGACGTCGGCGGCCGCGAGGACGGCGACTTGGTCGCGGATGGTGCGGATCTTCTTGCGAGGCAGGTCTGCGAGGCGGACGCGACGCACGGGCCGGTTCGCGGACGCCGCAACGGCTTCCACTGGTGCAGCGGATGCGTCGGTGGCACCGGTATCCGCGGCACCGGCATCGGCGGACGCGCCACCATCGCCGGCATCTGCCTCTCCACTGGCGCCAGTGGCGTCAGCGTCGCCGCCGTCTCCGTCCTCGTCGGACGAGGTCTCGGCACCGGTGGCGGCCTTCACACGCTCCGCGAGCGAGGCCAGACGATCCTGGTGCTCTGCCGCGGCCTGGTCTCGGCGGCCCTGCTCGACAGCGATGCCGTCGATGACGTCCGCGAGAGCCTCGATCGCAGCGAGTGCATCCTCGCTGTCAGCACCAGCGGCGTGCAGGTCGTTGAACGTCGACACAGCCTCACTTGCGAGGGCGGCGACGTCTACGTTGGCGTCCGAAGCGTTGTCGGCGAGGAGCGTGGCGACCGCGGCCTTGGCGTCGGAACCTTCGGCCGGGGACTGCGCTGCGTTGATCAGATCCTGGAGAGTGACACCCATTGGGGGCCTCCTGTGGTCGAACGGGCACTGAGTGCCCGGCCCACAGCCAGCGGCGATCTATCGACACTCTATCCCCTGCATAGGGGATCAGCGCTGATCCGGTTGGGTCAGCGCTCAATCTTGGTGTACGAGTATCCCGGCTTGGAGGCCGCTGCACGCGCCTCCGGCTCAGTCGCGTACCGCTTCACCGTTCCGTCCGGGCGAGTGACCTGATGGATCGTGCGCTTAGTTCCTCCACCGCAGTTGCATGCCATGTTCTTCTCCTACTCTCCTGCCGCAACGAGATGTTCGAGTGCCTTGATCCGGTCAGGTCGGAGGCCGGACCAATGGTCGAGCCCGTCCGGCAGCTCGACGGTCACGACCGGCGTCTGGGTGTGTCCGAGCTGTTTGAGGTACTCGACCGCATCTGGGCTCTCTGAGATGTCCACGACTGTGTACGGGACCTTCGCCTTGTCCAGTGCCCGCTTGGTTCCCCTGCAGGGCATGCAGTTCGGGGAGGTGTAGACCGTGACGGTCATCGGTTGGCTCCGTTCACGCGTCGAGCAGCTGTTGCCAGGCGCGCCGCCCGGACACGGTCGGCAGCGCTCGCGCGACGGCTCTCTCGTACCTGCGACGCGCGGAGCTCCACCGCGACCTGCTTCGCAAGGTTTTGGACGTCGACACCTTCGCCAACTGCTCTCTCACTTCTCGTTGTGGTTCGGGGTACACCGGCCGCGATAAGGGAGCGCATCCCGGACGCGGCAAGTGCTTTCGTGCGCGGGACAGGGAAGCCTGGAACGTTCACCGCTAGGACAGCGACGAGTTCCATTTGGCTGCTGCCACGCTGCACGGTCCTCCAGTCACCAGAGACACCGGAGCGGCGCAGCTCGGCTACGCGGTCATCGTCGACTCCAGGGAGGATGCGACCGGACAGCCACGGCCCCCACAGGCCGTCGGAGCAGCGGACGATCGCAACCGCGCTACCGGTGTTGTCGTAGTGCTCGGCCGCGGCGCGTGCACCGGCGCGCATACCAGCGTGCCCTGTGCCGAGGGTCAGCTTGCCGACAGCGAGGGGCCCCTCCGTAGTGGCGATCTCGCCCTGATGGAAGTAGGCGTAGTCGCACGCCGACGCCGGTGGCGCTGTGCAATCGTATTCGCCGATCGGGTAGCCGATGTGGCATGAATCGAACGATGCAAGGTGCCCGTAGACGCGCCCGTCGTCAGTAACGGTGAGCGCGGTCAGCTCGTCGGCCTCGGGCATGAAGAAGTCGTCCCGCTCGTACACGATCGCACCGGCCACGAGAGACGCCGTGATCGATTCCAGTGGGATATCGCGCACATCGTTGTCGGCGAAGGAGATCCGCAGCCGATCGAAGCGGACCGCACCCGTATCGGTCAGCTGCGACGGGTCGAGACCGTATCCAGCGGTGATGTGCGGAACGAAGCACTCATGCTGCTCGGGGACTAGCCCATAGGTGCCGGACTCCTCCAACGCACCGAGTACTGCGGCCTGCAGAGACGTGACGCCCTCGGCCTCTACGAGGTAGACCGCGCACGGCTCGTCACTGGCAGGGTTGAACGCGGCGTGCCCCCAGATCTGACCGGTCATTGGCACAAGACCGACCTCGGAGACCGCGGCTTCGAGTGCGTCGCGCTGTTCGGGTGTCCAGGCGGCGGCGTCTCCGAGGAACACGAGGGTGGTGTGGAGGACATCGGCGGGCTCGTACCCTTCGACCGCCAGCCTGGCAGCGTCCTCCGCCGCCGGCACGAGCGCGATCATTGCCCCGGTGTGCTGCGCGGCTGCAGCTGTCAGAGTCTCCTGCGCCGGCACCGCGGTGAACTCCTCCCCATACACAGGCTCGATGCGGGCCTGCTCGAACGCGGGTGATGAGACGAGAGTGACTCCCATGAGCTTCCACTCCCCCACGCGCATCAGGTAGTTCGCGACGTCGGGGGTGGTCGGGGGCTCCACCGGCTCCGGCAAATCAGTTGGCAGGTCCGCTGCGGCAGCGTCGAACGCCTGCCACGCTGCGGCCAGTTCCTGCTGGTCCCACTCCGTTCCGTCCGTGCGGAGCGGAACTTCCTCTACCACGATGTCCGACAAGTCTGCGGACACCCAGCCGGCGTTGCCGCGGCCGACCTTCGCGGCCCAGTCGCGGCCGTGCTCGTCCTCGAGATCGAACGTGCCTTCGGCCCAGAGCATGTCGCCGTCGATCCACGCCCGAGTGAGGAGACCGACGACGCGTGAGCCGTCGTGACCACCGGCCAGCTTCTCCTGCGCCGACAACGCGAGCGGCAGGGGCCGGATGGCAGGCTCGGCACCCTCAGCGAGTACGAACTCCCGCCGATCACCAGACCGGGTGTTCACCGGCATGATCGGACCACGCCAACCCGTTGGAAGGGCGCCGTCAGTACTCGGCGCCGCGGCTTCCCCAGGCGCAGTCGGTGCAGTCATCACACACTCCCTAAGTATCAGTGGACACTTCTGACAGTATCCACTGCTCGTGCGCCGACTACCGAAAACGGCTACCTACAGCAAAGAGGCCCCAGCCGCGAAGCTGGGGCCCCTATTGAGATTCACGCGCTGAGCTTGGCCGCGGGGATCCTCACGTCTGTTCGGTCGTTGTCATAGTCCACGTCCAGAACCACTCGCACCTGGAGCTCTCGCATCAGCCTGTCAGCGAGCGCGAGCTTGTAGGTGCGTTCATCGACACCCGACAGATCGACGCGCATATCGACCATGGTCCCGAAGTCTGGGTCACCCCAGGTCCTGTCTGTGACGAATACGCGAACAACGCCGGGGAGCTCACTGAACTTGAGCTTGTCCACGGCGCGTTTGACAGCGACATGATCGTCGGTGCCTACCACCAGCTCAAAGTTCATCACGCGCCCAGTATACGCCGCCGGCCACCAGCAGAATCGCGATCTCGTCGAGGTACGGCCCAATCCCGAGCTCCGTCGAGATCAGGTCGTTCAAGTGTTCGATCGTCGCCGCGAGTTCACGGCTGCCTCCGCTGGCGTCGATGATCGCACCTCTGCCTTGGAAGCTCGCGGCAATGAGGTTCCGGCGAATGGCGTGCTTTCCGTCGCCGACTTCCTTGTAATCGACCCCGGCCTGGAGAGACGGTGATGCAAAGTCAGGAGTTTTGTCGCCTGTCCTCTGCACTGACACAAAGTCGGTTCCGTAACTCCGAAGCTGAGCCAGCATCGCCCGCTCAGCGTCGGATTCGCAGAACTCGTAGGGGTCGGCCTCGCTTGCCAAGGTGAGTTTTTCAATCGGCTGAACACTCGATGCCTCTTTGGCGTCCGGAACAGTGTCTGGCTTAGCCCTGGTGAGTCCGGGGATCGGGATAGCAGCGCCTTCACGGACCTCTGTGAGTTCGTCGACCGGAGCCGCTTGGTCAGACTTATCGACGTCGGTGATCGTCGGCGCCGCGTCTGGTGGTTTCGCGGGCTCGGAACGGTCAGGTGTTGTGTCTGGTGTCCCTTCGGGTTTGGCGGCCTTCGTGTCAGGCGACGAGTCCGGCTTCGACCGTGTGTCAGTCTCGGGTACGACACTTGGCGATTTGTGGTCAGGTACATCAGGCGTGTCAGGTCCGCCGTCGATGTACGCATCGACCGGCTTGCCGTATCTCTTCGCGCCTTCTGGTGTGCGAACCTTCCTGCGCTTCCCGAGTTCTTCGGAGGCTTCCTCGGTGACGACCGTTGTTGTGGTGGTGGGCTCGTCGTCGATGACTTCGCCGTTGCGTTCGCGCTCGAGGCGGTCGATGGCGGTAGTAACAGCCGCTTCGTCGTCGGGGCCGAGGCGGGCGTTCATCGGGCCGACTCCGCGGCCGCCCCACATGCCCTGCAGTTCAGCCTGCATCTCGCTCCACGACAGGATCGCGAGGGTACAGCGGCAGTTGATGGTTTCGTGTGCGAGGCCAGCGGGGTCGGCGGGGTGTTGGATGGGTGTGCCACCGACGATGAACGGTTCGGTCAGCCGCACCATCTGACCGTCTGCGACGGCATGGGAGAGGCGCGTTCGTTCGTCGTGGGTGGCGAGCCACCGCTTGTACATCTTGTCGCCCGTGATCTCCTCTGAAGCTTGCGCCGCGGCTAATGCACCGGCTTCCATGGCGGCTTGGATCTCGGTGCGGGCGATGCGGCGTGCGAGCCACTGCCATTCGAGATTGCGTTCGTCGTGCTGGTTCCACAGCTGCCGCCGCTTCCCCTTGAGGATCGGGATCTCCGCCCAGGGTGTGGTGGGGTCCTTCAGCTTCCGGTCGACCGCGGAAATCTCGGCGCGGATCCGGCGGGCGGGGGCGTCGATGCCGAGGATGCGGCCGATGCGGTCCTGGACTTGGTCGATGTCCTCGTTGTTCGCCATCGCTTCGAGGAGTTCCGGGCGGAGTTCCTCGAAGGCGCCTTCTGGCCAGATCTTGAGTCGGTCGTGAACGGTGGCCATGGCGAGTTCCTGCCAGTGGACGACGGAGATGTCAGCGGCGCGCTGATTCGCGGCGAACGCTTCTCCGAATGCTTCGTCGAGGGCCGGAAACACGTGCTGCTGCAGGGCACGTTCCCAAACTCCGAAGGATGCGCGTGCCGCATCGAGATCGGGTTCCGGGGTCGGGTCTCCGGCGTCGGCGAGCAGTGCGGCCGCGGCATCTGGCAACGGTTGGCCGAGAACAAGAGCTCGGGCGGTGTCGAGCCACACTGCCATCGCACTGATAAGACCTTCGTGGAGGCGGTGTTCGCCGCGCCGCATGGTGGAGTGAGCCCGCATCCGCGCGGGCAACCACGTGTCACGCCTCATGGGCTACCGCCAACACCGCTTCGAGGTCGCATCGAGTGTGCGGCTGGGACTTCACGATCAGCTCACGCACGTACCAGTCCACCGCCTGATACACCTTCGGCTGGTCCGGGATGACGATCGCGAGGTGCTCCCACGCCCCCGCGAGGTATCGGTCGCAGTCTGGGTGGCTCGTCGCGATGCGTCGACGGGTATGAAGCATGTAGGCCGGCACTCCGGCGTACGCGCCGCGGTCGTGGCGACCCAACGACTTCTTCCCCGCGACTTCGAGGGCGCGGAGGACTGCGACCTCACAGGCGAGCAGCTCTCGGCTGCCGGTAGTGGTGGTCACTGGCCAGGCCCCGTCTCGACAGTGGGGTCCGGTGGGGCGGTGGGCTGCTCGGGTGGTTCTTCCTGTCCGCTGGTGTCGGTCGTCGGCGCATCGCTCACCTTTGCGGCTGGTGGCGCCGATGGCTCGTCGGGCGTGGTGCCGCCGAGGTCGACGTCGATACCGAGTGCGGGCAGCAGCTTCTCGGCGAGGTCCGGCCGAGCCATCAGAAGCTTCGTCAGGATCGACTTCTTCTCCTCCTCCGGCTTCGGGGCGTCCTTGTCGGTGAATCCGTTCTCACGGAGCACCGCCGCACCGCCGAGGAGACCCTTGTCGAACAGCTCCCGGGAGTCGACGGACTTGTCGGGGCGCAACTCGAGTTCGCTGGCGTCGAACCACACGAGGTAGTCCGCCCAGTCCTCCACTCCCCCGGCCTGCAGCATCGGGTGGAGAAAGCCAGCGGTGAGGGCGTGGCAGATCGTCGCGACGGTCGGCGAGAGGACAAGCGTGACTTCCTCGGAGGTGATCAGCCAGCCGGTCCAGTGGTTCGCGGTGGACATGCCGAGGAGCGTTTCCGGTGGGGAATCCATGCCGAGGGCGACGCGGCGGATCGCGGACTCCTCCATCTCGGGGAGCTTCGCGTCGAGCGGTGTGGCGAAGGTGATGTACTTCGCTGCCTTCTCCGGGTCAGGCACCTTCGCGACGAGCGGCACGACAGCTGCCGCTGACTCAGGGTCCTGGATCGGCGTGAGCATCGTCTCGACGAGCTCTTCGAGGAACGGGTCCGCGTCAGGGTCCTCGTCTTCTCGCGTGCGCATGAGCGACACCTGGTCGGACATTAGTAGGAGGCCGGCGCCGGCGAGGCGGGAGTCGATCTCCGCCGCAGTCCGCTTGCCCAGACCGCGGAGCGTGCGGGCTACGGGGAGGACAGCTTTCGCGGGACAGTCGGCGAGCGCATTGTGCTGCGGGTCCGGGCGGTGGCAGCGGATCACGATCTCGTCGTCGGTGATGTTCCGGGACTCGACACCGTCGTTCAGCTTCCACGACTTGCCCTGCCCCGTCAGCTCCGAGACTGAGTGGGCGGCGAAGCGGAAGTGGGTGCCGTCGTCATCCCCCTCTGACACGACAAGCATTGTTTCGCCGTTGAACGTGAGCTGCTGTGCGGCGCGGTGGATGGACTGCTGGGTTCGGGCAATGTCGCCGAGGAGGTCGTCGCACAGCTCGTACGCCAGGCCCTCGGTGACGGCGGTCGGTTCGGCGCCGAGCTCCTCGCCGCGCTTCGCGGCGAACAGGCGGTAGCGGGATGCGCCGCGGGCGACACGGTCGCCGGCGAATCGGAATTCGGGGATCTCGGCGCGCAACTCCCACGCTTCGGTCTGCCACGAAGCCACCGGCGGCCGCTTCTTCGTCTTGGCGACGGTCCGGCCGAACACAACTGTCGCGGCCGCGGTCACGGTCTGAGGCGGAATGGTGTTCGACGTCGACGGAATCTCGTACGTGCCGACGACTACACCAGGCTTGGGAGCGGGGAGGTCGCGGATCCGTCGGCGGGCGATGCTCGTCGCCCTCGCTGCCTCCTGGGATGCGAGTGAGGCGGCGATCTGGTGGGCGGTGGAGTCCGGGCGTGGCCGGCGCCGAACCTTCATCAGGACGCCTCCTCGGTGGCGTCGAGGACGCTGGCGGCGATACCGATCAGGTAGGAGATGGTGAGCGCGGCGGCGGGGATGATGAAGCCGGGGTGTTCACCCCAAAACCATGCTGCGGGTGTGAGAGCTGCTGCGATCCAGACGGATAGGCACCACGGGCAGGTCACGAGGTACGCGAGGTCGTGGTCGGGTCCGAAGCGTCGGATCGCCCACACGCGGATGTGGCGTGCGATGTAGTCGCTGGTGATGAGCCTCGTAAGTCGCGCGATGGCGCCGAGTGTCAGCAGGAAGATCGTGATGGTCACGGTTACAGCCCTCCGTCGATGGACAGAGGTAACTGTATCCGCCGTCAGCGTGTGCGACTTGAAACCCCCGGCGTGAACCGCGAGCCAAGTCTCGACCTACCGTCGCTTCCTGCCGATGTTCTCGATCCCCTCATACGGGAAGTAGCGACTGTCGATACTCAAGCTGCGGAACAGTGGGAGAAGGAGCTGCTCGACAACATGGGAGGGAGTGTCGGCAAGGTCGCTCGTCGTGGCAGAGACCACCTTCAGGTACTCGCTCCTGGGGTACGGGCTGAAGTCGTGCCACAACTCCCGAAGATGCTGTTCGACGGGATAGATCCCACGGAGGTTTGTGACGAGTACACCAATGCGCCACTCGCAGTTGAGCGGAACCTGGCTTGTCGAGAGGTACGCGATCGCGGAGAGGATGGAATGCGTCAGCTCGATGATCGACCCACCTCGCACCACGAGGGGGCCGGATCTGTAATCAGCAGAGCTTCCGATCGGCGATATTGCGCCTCCACTGCAGGCACGCCAACTGCCATCGTCACCCACGAGCACGGCGAGCCGGTCGTAGTCAACATCGCTCTTGTCCTGATCCCAGCTTCTCGCGGCGAACCCGTCAGGATGTGGGATGCGATGATTCAGGCTCTGGAGTGTCGGGTACCACTGCAGCTTCCGGCGACCGGCAGCGTCGACGAAGAACTCGAGTGGGTGGGTGCGCGACAGAACGCCAGACACACCCTCCCCGTTGGGGGTTCCAACCGGCTCAGCGAGCAGATATACGTAAGGGTGCGACTGCTCATGAGCTTCCACTCCGACAGCATCCATCACGCTGCATAGCCGAGAGTCAAATCCTGCGTCGCGCTCACGGCGTACATCGAGCAGGCGCCGAACCTCACTATCAGCAAGTGTCCGCTTCCCCTCATCGCCACGCCCCCAGTAGCTTCCATCGACCATGTGCGGCGCACCCGATGAGGCGGGAACCGTCACAATCAACACTGCGAGATCAGGGTCTACAGGGTTTTCGAAGGTGGCTGTCGTGATCGTCAATGGAGGTTGGATACGAGCCTGCGCAGTGGCGTCAAGCCGAGAAGCGAGGCCCTCAAGCCTAGCCCCGGTCACCTCTCCAGCCTGTCCCTTGTTGTCTTCGATCCCGATAATGAACGATCCGCCATCGATACTGAGAGAGGCGAGGTCTCGAGCCAGCTCCAGGTTCGCGCCGGCACCCTTCGGAGGCAGGTCCTTCTTGAGTTCGACCCAGTGGCCTTCATCAAGCAATCCATCGCCTGCGGCGGTAACAATGTCATCCCACGAAGAGGGAGTGAAGCGGGCCTTCTTCGGCCCAAGATAGAACGAGTGAGTCATTGGACCATCATGCGGTGGATCTCCGACGAACCGGCCGATTACCGCCCAACCGCAGCCTTGCGAGTCGCACCGTGGTGCGTAACCAGCTCCCTCGTTGCCGTCTCGATCTGAACGAAGGCGAACTGCGTGTTGCTTCGCAGTTCCTCAAGATCGGCCCACCACTTTGGCCACCCCTCGCGAGGCCCAGCGGTCAACGACTTCATTGGAAGCGTCCAGTCCCCGTAGGTCAGGTCACGCAACTCACCGAGGGCATCGTTGAGCTTCGCGTCCTTGGTCAGTAGCGAGATGCGCGTTGCCTGTTCGGCTAGGCCGTCGACGTGCTCGATATAGGCGTCGCGGGCTGTCAGCAACTCCTGCTGCAGGAGCCAACTTCCCTCACTGGGGATGTCGTCAGGTTCTCGACGGACCTTCCCGCTTAATTCGCCTAGCGTTCGCTGCATGTCAATTGTCTTGATGCGAAGGCTGAGAAGTGCAGCGACCTCGTCTCGCAACTTGTCTTCGATCGCCACCTCGCGATCGCGGGCCTTCTCGGCTCGTGAAGTTCGTTGAGTCACGCCTACTCCAGTAAGGGCCACAAGAGCACCCCCGACAGGGCCGTTCGCGACATCGGCCAGCCACCCCCAGAAACTCATGCGGGGATGTTAGCCGCATGAGTCGCCGTAACGTTCAGAGTGGTTCTCGGTTTCGGATGAAGTCGTCGGGTTGCATGAGTTGCTTGCAGACGGCGCAGTGGGCACGCGGCCTGATCTGAGCTTCCAACGCGAGGTGGAGTGCCACGTGCTGATCACACAGTGCGACGCGGGGCATCTGAATCGTGTGCATGTGGATGTCGGCGATATGTGTCGCGGGCCGTTGGCAGTCGCCGGTCTCGTTGTCAGTGAGATCGCAGATGACAGCGAAGTCGAGGTGCTCGAGCGGATCCACGGTCACTTCACTCTCCTGGTGGGCCCGTACTTGGTGCGGCGCTGCTTGTTCGGCTGGTCCGCCCACATCGGTGGTGACTTCGCGGGGCGCGGCAGGGCCCGCTGCCGCGGCGTCTCGGGGCGGGGTGTGCCCGCGTCGGGGTCGAGCCACGAGGGCAGCTTCCCGCAGGCCTCAGCGTGCATAAGGGGGTTGGCCGGCAGCCGCCACGGCGTGATCGGCGCCGTGTGCTGGCGAATGAAGGCACACTGCTCGAGCACGGTCTTGCGCTCGTCGGCGGTCAGCCATTCGATGGCGTCGAGTGCTGCAGCCTCGTCGTACTCCTCCCCCGTTCCGAGGGCGTCCCGCCATACGAGGTGGCGGACCATTTGAAGCGGGCCGCGGAGCTCGCGCACGGATGGGAACTGGTCGGGGCCGCGGCCGACTGTGATCAGGTCCGTCGGCTGGGTGAGTCGACGAATCGTGTACTGGATCGCGACCTGCGCCAGATCAGTCATCGGCACCTCCGTCCGATGCGAGTGCGTAGTCGGCCTGGTTGGCGTGGGCGAAGGTTCGGCGGTCGCGGGCGATGCTTCGGTTCGCTGCACGGAGAGCGGAGCGCCAGTTGCGGCGGCTGTCGAGGCGGTATCCAGAGGGCGCGAAGATGACCCACCTAGAGCCGAGCTTGCGGATCTTGTAGCGCCGATGGGGTCAGTCACGGGCTGTCTCGATTCGGTAGTTGGTGTCGGGGTTCGCGATGCGGGCAGCGGCACGGCAGGCGCTCTCGTCTGCCCATCCGGCCGGTGATTCGGCGAGGGTGCGGCCGGCGGGCGCGCGTCTGGTCCAGCGCCATTCCCCGAGGCTGTCGCGGTACACGCGGATCGTGTCCAGGTTCGTCACCCGACTCTCTCCAGCTGTCGGTGCGATGCGTGGGCGCCTTGCCCGTTTTCAGCACACCCAAACGCGCCGCCACCTACGATCCCGGCATGAACTGGGTGCCATTGATGCAGCTGCTGATCACGGGATTCGTGGCGTTCTGGGGTGTTCCCGCCGCATGGGAGTACTGGTCCCGAGAGCGACGACTCGCAGCGCGGATCGAACGCAACGTCAAGGTCCTCACCGCGACCAACCTTCCGGCGGTTGACATGGTCCTTCAGGAAGACATCCGTGCATCGGCACTGCAGCTCGCAGCGATCCGTGCGCATCCGTGGCCGTTCAAGGACATCCGTGAGCTGTGCACCGCCACGTCTGTCGTAGTCGTGGCAGTTTGGGCGCCAGCTTTGGGACTTCCCAGTTCCACGCCGTGGACCGTCGCTTACGCAACCGTCGGTGGGATCGCTGTTGCCGTCGATGGGCCGAAGCTGTTCACTGCCCGAAAGGTCCTGCGGGCCCGACGAACTTTCCTCAAAGAGCACAGCGAAGAAGGACTCGCCAACAAAGAACTGGCGAATCAAGCTGCGCCGGAGGATGATCCTGGTACCGCGGATACCGAGGCGACTGCCGCGTGACATCAGTCGGAGAGACGCAGCGGGCAGTGCGCACATCATTCTTCTCCCAGATCTGGTGTCGGCGATGTCGCGAGGATCTCCCTCGCAAGATGGACGATCGCCTCGGGAGTTGCTGCAGCCCGGAAAGCGGCCGTCGTGTTGTCGAGAACAACGCCAGCGATCTCCAACGCGGCACGATGCTGGGAGCTCGTGTTGTCGTAGACCCGCTTCGCCGCGATGACGGCCTCAGCGAGCACCACAAGCTTCTCCCCCGCGGCTTCTTCGCGGGTGGGGCCGCGCATTGATTCCAGTTCGCTGCGGGTGAGTCCGGACATGCCGCTATCCCCCTCAGCTACCCACAGGGTTTCGCCTTGCTCGTCGTGGGCGGTCCAGCGGATGCCTTTGCTGTCTCGCCGTGCGTTCATCGCCACCACAACTGCACACTCCACTTCACACATTGAACTTCGACGACGGTCTGCTGATCTTGCTTGGCGACTAGGACACCCGTGCCCCAGTCACTCTCGAATCGGGATGCCGCCACGGAGGGGATCAGGCTCACGATGCCTCCTTCGGGGTGGCTTCCAGGTCGATGCAGAGGATTAATTCGCTGTGTGGATGCAGCCACGACTCGTAGTCGGCGCTCCACTCGATCGGGTGGTCGCAGTGCTTGCAGACGCTCACGGCTACTCCTCCCCTCGGTGGTCGGCAGTGCAGTCGTCTTGGCAGTCCTCGTGGCACCCGGTCCAGAACTCGTCGTCCGGGTCGGTGATGTTGTCGCTCAGAGCTGCTCACCGCCCTCCGCCACACGAGCAGCAGCCAGAAGCGCAGCAGCCCGAATCCTGGCCTCGACTGGGTCGTACTCGTACCCCTCGTCATCGGACACAACACCGTCACCAGCCGTCACTGATCCGAATCGAGGCTGGGCCAGGTGGTCAATGCTGTCCGCCTCGGGCAGCTCCACGATCGTTTTGCCGGCGTTGGTGAGTGCAGCCACCACATGCGCGGCGTGCAGCTGCACGACGGCGTCCATGCCCAGCACGGCATCGTTGGCCGACCAGTCACAGTCGAGTGCCGAGCATCGCATCGCCCCCTCGCGTGGATCGCCCGTCAGTCGGTGCTCGGCGATGATCTGTTCCGCAGTGCTCACAGCACGCCCTCCTGGTTCTCCTGAATGCACCACGGGCACATGCCGTCCGCGAGTGCGCTGGTGTGCCACACGTGCTCGCACATCTCGCACGCCGAGGTGAGACCCTGCACCGCCCCACTCATGCCTTGTCTCCGTCCACACGCACAAACGGGGCGACCGAGTTCACGAGCCGGTACGACTCGGGGTGAGTCGCGGCGAGCCCGTCAACCACCCAGCACTCGCCCCCTCGGTTCATCCATCGAGACTCGGTGCGGCTGCCATCCCGATGAGTGCCCCGATACACGACCCCCTCCGGCACGTCCTGCCATGTCGGCCAGGGGTTCTCCGGTGTGCCATCCGGCCCGCTGCCCGTGACAGACTCAGCAGGCGGGGTGAATGCAGCCCGGAGGACGTGGAACTCCTCAGCGTCGAGGTCGACCGCGTCGAGTAGCTCTCGCGCCTCCGCCACCTGCTCGGCCGTGAGCACCGTCCCGCCTTCGGGGAGTAGACGCCCATCAGCCGCAAGCCGATCCAGGACAGCGCGGACGCCTGCAGCAGTCCACGAGCCAATTGCGCCGGATCCGCCGTAGGACGCGGCCTTGAACGCGGCGCGATACACCTTCGCCAGCGTCTCCGTCTCCTCGTCGCGGGCAGACTCAGCCTCCAAACGGGCAGCCTCCTGCCGCATCAACTGCCCAGAGCGGTCTTGTCCGGCGCCAACCATCCAGTCCGCGTGTGCCCGCAGCGATGCAGGCGTGATCGTGTCCATCATCGGGTCTCCTTCGGCTGGCAGCGGGCACACCGGCCGCATACCGGCATCGAATCGATCACTTCCTGCTTGAGCGGGCCGCGGACGGTGCGCTCACCAGCCCTTACTCCGAACGCGTTGCACCGCGTGACCGGCCGGTTGTCGCCGCGGTACGCCGACCTGACTGTGTCGCTGTCGATGTGGGCCTTGCGTGCCGACCACGTGGTCAACAACGGGCGGGTGTCGTCGCTCATCGCTGGGTCTCCTTGTCGGGGTCGGTGATGCCGCGGGCAGCCCAACCCCACGGGTCCTCTGTGCTGTCGAGGCGGGGCTGCGAGGCATGCGGCGCATGCTTGGCGGCGATCAGCTCGGGGTCGATCCACTGGTCGCGCATCAGCTCTCCGTGGCGGTGAATGGGGCGTGGTCGGCGATGTCGTCGTCGGTCCAGAGGGCGCCGAGGTAGCGGTAGCCGGCCGACTCCTTGATCCAGCGGCCGCTGTCCTCACAGCTTTCGAACACGGTGCCTTCGGGGATCTCCGCGGCGGTGGCCCACTCGACGGGAGTCGCTGCAGGCCCGCTTGTTTCGCCAGTCATGCCGGAACACTAACACGGATACAGTGATGACTGTATCCGCGTCTAACGTGACACGCGGCGGCCAGCGATGCCCTGCCCCGTTCCCGCCTGGTCGCGGCGCCGCTTCGCTACCGACTGCACCATCGCCCCGGACGCGATCGGGGGCAGCATGTCCGTCGCCAAATGCACCGCCGCATCCAAGGCGCCCGGGGACCAGGTGGAGTCCGGCTCCCACAGGGACCACTCCGTCTTCAGGTTCGACAGAGATCGGTCGGGCCCGAACATGGCTCGGCCGACAAGCACAGCCTGTGCGATCGGCTCCGCGCGCAGCACCTTCGACTTACGAGCGGTGACCGCGACGATGCGCGGACAGAGTGCCCGCGTGTCGATCTCACCCTCGCGCTGCAACGCGTCCCAGGCTTGCTTGATCAGGGTGCCGGCCATGTCGCCGCCGTAGTTCTTCTCGAACACGATGCGGTCGGCACCGATCTCGTGTGCGAGGAGGCATGCGGTGCGTGGCCATTCGTCGGCGGTCATGCGTGCGGTGTGGTCGTGAGTCCAGTAGAAGTGACCGTCGGTGCCGACGTGGCCGCCGATGATCCCGGCGGTGTCGCGGCCGCCGCCGGATGGGTCTACACCGACACCGGTGACACGCGGATCGGGAGTCTGCTGAACGGTTGCGGCGCGGAGCTGCTCGTCCGTCAACAACGCGCCCTCAGCGGAGACGGGGACGCCCTGGAACATGGCGTTCCAGTCGCGGGTGGTGACCATGCCCTTCTGCTCGGCCCAGTGCGCCATCAGCGTGGTCGTGTCATCGGGGTCGATCAGCGGGTGCGTGAGCGGTTCACCGGGTTCGCGGTCGAGGGGGTCGGGCCAGAAGCCGCGGTTGCGGTCCTCGGCGACGGCGATCGCGGGAAGGTGCACGACCATCCACTCGCCGCCCTCCTCGATCCGCCCCTCCCGCTCGAGGAGGAGGCCGGACAGGTCCTGCTGATGCCAGCGGGTGTGGACGATGATCTGCCGGGCACCAGGTGCGCGTCGGGTGACGAATGCCGAGCTATACCACTCCCACACGGCACGCCGAATCGTCGGAGACTCGGCTGCGGCGCGGTCGGCGTACGGGTCGTCGATGATGCCGAGGTTCATGGCCTGGCCGGTGATGCCGCCCTTCACACCTCGGGAACGCAATCCCCCGCCGGCGGTGACAGTCCAGTCGGAGCGGGTGTTCTCGTCGTCCTTCATGCGGAGGCCGTAGCGGGCCCCGTACCCGACGACAAGGTCACGGCATGCCGCACCGTGGGTTTCGGCGAGGGAGGCGGCGTACGAGGCCATGAGGATGCGGTCCCGCGGGTTGTGGGTGAGCCACCAGAACGGCAGCCACCTCGACACCCGATGCGACTTACCGACCTGGGGTGGCGTCCAGATCATCACCTTCGCCGACGGCGTCTCCAACGCCCACCGCAACGCGGCATCGATCTTCTCCAGATGCGGACGCTGCACCTGGATCGACGGCTCATGCTGCACCGCCAGCACACCAGGCGTCGACACCTGGTGGACAGGCCGGCCGGTGCATGCGATCGCTTCAGCCAGCCTGTCCCGCAGGTGCTCCTTCTCCCGGGGCGGGAGCTTCCGCCATGAGCCGTCCTCGAACAAGGTCATGGCGACTGGGTGCCCGCCGCCTCCCCATCGGCAGCTTCGCGTCCTTCGAGCTGGTCGAGCAACGCCTGAACCTCGGCATCAACATCAGCCTTCGTATGCACCGTGACATCCGCCTTCTGCGGCGCCGCCAAACCATGCAGCTTCACAATCGAATCCACCACGCCACGCCCCGCCGCGATCAACTGCGACTTCCCCATCAGCTGACCCTCCTGATCAGCCGTATCGAGCGCAGCGATAGTCCGCCGATACAAGTCGTCATAGCGCGCAGACATCAACTGCCGATAGTCCTCGACCTTCTCCCCCTCGACACGCTCCAACAGCCGCGACACCGCCCGATACGCATTCGAGCGGTTCGCGTACCCGACCTCCTCCGCGATCTCATCCCAGGTGAGGCCGTGGTCTTTTCGCAGCCGTAGCGCTTCCAGGGCCTTCTCGCGGCGGCCGAGGTCTTCGGGCCAGGTGCCGTCGGCGGTGGTGCTCATGTCGTCCGCCTCTGTGTTGTCATTTCAGTGGGCGATGTTGAGTGTATCCACCGTTACCCGTGGTGTCGCTGTGCTGAGGTGGATAGCAGTGCCCCCCGACCTTTCGGCCGGGGCGCATCTGTTCTAGCCGCCCTACTTCTCGCAGGCGACTCCATCTCCATCACGATCCAACTTGCTGCTGTAGCCGGGTTCGCCGCGGTAAAGGGGTGCGGCGCCAGCGGCTTTCACGGCCGCGCAGTTCGCGTAATTGGCGCTGGGTGCGGGCGCGACAGCGGCCGGTGCCGGTGCCGGTGCCGGTGCCGGTGCCGGTGCCGGTGCGGGAGCAGGCGCTGGTGCTGGTGCCGCTGCTGGGGCGGGAGCGGGAGCGGGATCATTGACGACTGGGGCCGGCGCAGGCGCTACCGGCGACGGCTCGACAGCCGCGGGAGCAATCGACACAGTCGTTGTCGGCTGAACGACAGTCGTTGTCGCGCGAACGCTCGTCGTCGCCTTCGCGGTCGAACTCGCGGTAGTCGTGCTGGTGGTCTCCGACGAACTGGAATCACCACTGCCGCAGCCGACAAGTATGAACGTTGAGGCGGCGGCCATTAGGCCTGCCGCGATCGCTTTACGCATGATGGAAAAGCCCCCTGAGCGCGAATCGGTCATAGACCCGGAAAACCTACCGGGCAGATCGGAAAACCGGCCGACAAGAAGGGTGAAAGACGGGGTGAACTGTTGCGACTGGAACCGGCAGACGATCAGCGAAATTCACCCCAGGGTGTGGGGCGCCGAAAAACTAGCCCGCACAGCACTACGCCCCGACCGAAACTCGCCGGGGCGCAGCACGTTGCAGCAGAGGTCTGAAAGTCAGTCGCCCAGGATTCCGCCGAGGAGGGAACCGGCCAGCGAGCCGGCAGGTCCGTTGTTCAGGGAGCCGAGGACCCCGCCAGCGAGCGAACCGGTGTTGAGCGATCCGGCCCCCAGGGAACCTGCATCCAGCGAGCCGGCGGCCGACACCAGCGTCCAATCCGCGCAGCCCGCGGTGATGAACACGTCGTCGGACGATTCGATCGTCACCTGGCCGGGGCCGAGGAACTGGCCGACCGCAATCGGCTCGGGGCCGTTCACGGTCACCTTGGCGCGGACCCAGGTGCACGGCTGCATCGCGCCGAGCACTGCCCCCTCAGTGGAGTACGTGCCGGGGGCGACGTCGAAGCCGACGGCGTACACGCCCTGCATTCCTGGGATGGTGGTCGATGCCGCGGATGCGACTCCGGTGCCGCCGAGAACGATTCCTACTGATGCTGCCGCCACTGCGCCGGCAGCCCACAACTTACGCACTTCTGCATTCCCCCTGTATGGGTCAATTTCGGACCAATGCACCATACAGTTGAAATCTCCAATACCGACCATTCGGATGGGTGAGGCATGGGGGTGAATCCTCGTGCGGGTTCGGCGGCTACGCGTACTCGATTCACCCGGCGATGCGGAACGTCGGCCGCCTAGACGACGCACTCACCACAGGGTCAGCTCTGCCGGTTCCTCAGCCTCGGCGTCAAGATGCACGAAGTCGGTGCGGCCGAGGAGAGCATCGACGACGCGGCGGCGAGCGAAATCGTCGGCGTTGCGTGCGCGGCGTGCGTCGGCCCGGAGTTCGGCCGGCAGGCTCGCTGCCCACAGCTGGATCCGCTTCCAGGTGAGCGTTCCGGCGTGCGCCGGGTCGCCCTGCTTCCGCTGGCTGAGGTAGTCGCCGTCGGCGGTGACTGCGAGGCCCCAGCGGTAGACCTTCCGCATCACCCGTCCGGGCCACTCGCCGCGGACGGTTCCACCGCCTTGCCCGTCGCGGATGCTCGAGATCCAGTACTCGGGCGCGTCGGCTAGACCGAGGATCTGAGAGTCGGTCAGCTCGGCAAGGACCGCACACTGCAGGGCCGTCAGGTTCACGCGAATCCCCTCCTCGCGTAGACGTGTTCAACGGTGCGGTCGCGGGCGTCGATCTCGTCGGCTGTCATTGCGGGCCTGTCGGTCTGCCGGAGTTGGTCCCCGAACGTGTCCCTGCAGCCGTTGCAGGGTTCGCCAACGACTGCGACGGGCTGCCGGCATCCGGGGAGCACGCAGTCGGGCAGCAGGGCGTCGAGCTGTGCGCTCATGGCAGGTCCTCGTAGATGAGGGTGATGTCGGCACCGTTGTCGCTGAATCGAAGCGTCATCCCGTCACGGACGCACTCGGTGCCGACATCGCGGAGTCGTTCAGCGCGCCGGCGGATCGCGTCCGCGGGCGTCTCGGGCCCCGCATGTGAGTCGCGGGTGACGCGGGTGAGGTGAACGATGTGGCTCATCAGAGTCGGCTCCCGTCGGTGTCGTAGTAGGTGCCGCATTCGACGCATCGCATGTAGTCGCCGAAGCTGCGGTCGTGCAGTGCTTGCAGGTCGGTGCAGCCGCACAGGGCAGCAACAGGTTCGTCGGCCATCAGGCTGCTCCTTCGCCGTGTGCGGGCTGTGGGTTGACCTTCGCTGCGATCGCTGCCCGGATTTCGGTGTAGCGGGGGTTGAGGTTCGCCGTGGGGGTGCACATGATCAGGGCCCGGTGGAAGCGGATCCCGCTGATTTGTTCGGGGTAGGTGACGACGAGCGGGTTCAGCAGGGTTCGGGCGCGGACGAATGCCTGCCCGTCCGCGAGGGTGCGGGCCACGACGAGGGTGCGGGCGGGGCGGAGGCTGGTGATCGGCTTCTGCGGGATCTCGTTGTCTGGTCGGCGGGGCATCATCTTCTCCAGGTCTTAGCGTCTGGGCAGTTGACCCAGTGGGGTTCGTAGAGGGGTCGGGTGGAGCGGCGGACGGAGGCGAGTTGGGCGCCGAGGAGGACGCCGGCGTAGACAACTCCGTTGTGGACGTCGAGGACGACGGTCCCTGATCGGGACGGTTGTGCGTCGACGGGCATGTTCTTGCCGTTCTGGGTTTTGCCCCAAATGATTTCGGCGCGACAGGACCGGCAGCGGGACGGCTCGGGAAGGTTCATGAGCGGTCAACGTCCGGCACGATGACCTCCGGCTTGAAGATCACCCGGTAGTGGTCGGTACTCACGCCCACGCCCTCAAGCTGCTCGACGATGTAGGTGACGTTGTCGCTGAGCCCGAGGATGTGCTTCTTCAGCTCTCCACCCGCAGCCTTGCAGGTGACCTCGAGCTGCTTGTCGGCGTCCTCGATCGAGCAGAACCCTTCAATGGTGAACAGGTACTCGTTGGTGATGCCGTTGATGAACACGACTCGACGGTTGAGCTCGAACTGTTCGGCTGCGGTGGCCAGGTTCTTCGATCCGACGGCAGCGTCGGTGTCCGTGCAGCCTACGAGTACGAGACTGACGAGGGTGAGCCCAGCTGCGATGGCGGCGAGGTAGGTCTTGGTGGACTTCATGCGGGGAGTTCCTTCGGTTCAGGGTGAGTGGTGATTTCGAGCCACAGCCCGGGCCGGCCTTTCCGGTGGATGACGGGCTCGGCCTTCGCCATGTGCTGCGGGACGTCGTCGGCAACGAGGCCGTAGTCGACGAGGCCGTCGTAGATCGGTTTCGCAGTGGCGGTGAGGTTGTCGGTGTCCCGCCGGCGGTCGTCGCGGGGTCGGTAGTGGAGGGTGACCGTGGCGTGGCCGACCGCGCGCGGCAGGTCGGCGGCGGCCGCGAGGACGGCGACTTGGTCGCGGATGGTGCGGATCTTCTTGGCCTTCGCGAACGCCGCTCCGGTGGAGACGCCGCGGTCGTTCATCGACAGCGGCGGCGCCGTCCACGGGAGCTCGATGGTGTAGCTCATGAGGCGCCCCGTCAGAACGGCGGTTCGTCGGTCTGGCTGCCGGACTGCGGTGCGCTGCCCCACGGGTCATCTGCTGGGGCGGTTCCGCGGTCCTGGTTGCCCGCGTAGCCGCTTCCCGTGCCGTTTCCGGACTTGGATGCCTTGTTGACCTTTGCGGTGGCGTAGCGGAGCGAGGGGCCGATCTCGTCGACTTCGAGCTCGATGACGGTGCGCTTCTCGCCCTCACGGGTTTCGTAGGAGCGTTGCTTCAAACGCCCGGACACAATGACTCGTGATCCGCGAGTGAGGGACTCGGCAACGTTCTCAGCTGCCTCACGCCAGATCGTGCAGCGAAGGAACAAGGCGTCGCCGTCCTTCCACTCGTTCGACTGACGGTCGAAGGTGCGGGGTGTCGCTGCGACGGTGAAGTTCGCGACCGCGGCGCCAGCCGGGGTGAAGCGAAGCTCGGGATCGGCGGTGAGGTTGCCGATGATTGTGAGTGTGGTGTCGCCTGCCATCAGTGGGCTCCTTCAGGTTCGAGTGCGCGTGGCTGTGGACAACTCAGCTCCGGTTCGCGCGAAAGAGATTGGTTTCTTTTGGTTTCGGAAGGACTGGGCGGTACTGGAGTACCGCCTTTGGGGTACTGGGGTACCGCCTTTGCGGACTGGAGTACCGCCTTTGAGTCCTCGAATGGCGGTACCGGGGTACCACCTGTGGATGAATCATTAACAGCCTGTGTAGATTCCAAAGGTGGGACCGAGGTACCGGCTTTCGGATCCGTCCACTCAGTCATGAACGGGATCCGAAACGTCGTCGAACGGCCCTTGTACGCGAACACCGGCACCCCTGAGTCCGTGAACGCGATCGGAACCCGCGGATCCAGATTGCATTTCGCCAACCGCTGGAACACCTTCCGGAGACCGTCCTCCGTCACGCCCGCACGCGTCGCCAACTCCCCCGACGTTCGCCAACACGTCCGCTCCTCTGCGTCCGCCCACTCCGCGAGCGCCACCAGAACCAGACGTTCCGATGGGCCGAGTTGAGGCGGCGCCCCGTCGAGCACTTCCTTGACCAACTGCCACGCCACAGCGCCGCCCCTCCTCTCGAATGCCGAGGATCACCACAAGGCCTTCTGTTCGGCCCGGCCACCGTTGTCGTCGAGCAGCACTGGCCGGCCACGCCACAGCACCGACTGCTCGACCGGCTCATCCCCCTGTGAGACAAGCCATCCGTTCTTCAATGCCTTCTCCCGGTTCGCTTCGATGTGCCCATGACAGGGCCAGCAGACGTGGAGCAACGCTGACGGGGCGTTCGTCGATGCCCGTCTCGTTCCGCCCATTCCACGCGGGCGACGATGGTGGATCTGATGCGCCGACAACAGGCACGACGGCCCCGCCATCACCTCGCAGTTGCCACCCGACCGCATCAACACCATCTCGACGACGGGCTGCGTGGGACCGGTCTTTCGGCGGGTCATGCCGCTTCCTGGGCTTTGATCTGGTCGGCGGTCGCGGTGAGGATCTGCCGGACCGTGCCGCCGCCGGGCAGCGTCGCGTCGAGAAGGCTGCTGTCGGCTGCCAGGGCCCACGCTTCCCGGACGGTCTCGACGGTGTTCGCGGCGCCGGCAATGTCTTCGAGCGTCGCGAGATCAGGCGCCGTCACCAGGTTCCGCGGCTGGGTGTCCTTGCCGCAGCCGAGGAGGTCGAACACCAGCCACTCGATCGTGAAGTCTGGTCGCGGCAGGGCCTTGTCGACACCGGGTCGGACACCGGCCTTCACCGAGCGCACGCCGACGACCCGGGGTGCCGCGTCCCTCGAAAGCCTCACCCACGCCGATGCATCGAACGCGAGTGTCTTGTGCCCTTCGACGCGGTACGACTTCTCGTTCGGGATCGGGCGACCGTTGTCGTCCAAGGCCGCAGTCTCCTTGCCGCGGGCGGTCATGATCGCGATGCCTGGAAAGGTCATCAGCATCCGCATCAACGTCTGGTGCCGGTCGGCCGCGTCGTTCCACAGGTTCATCGGCGGCTTGATCTCGGCGTCCGGATCCTGTTCGATCTTCCGCTTCGCGGTCTTCGACTCCCGGGCCCGGGTGGATACCCAGTCCTTGAGCATGTCCCACTCGGCCGTCATCGAGTCGATGACAAGGACGACGGGTGCCTCGCCGGCAGCGGCGGCCCGACTCGCCTCGGCGTGCACAGCCTGCACCTGGCCGAGGATTCGACGCCAGCTTCCGTCGTGCTCGAGCACGAGATAGCGGGCGCCCGGGATGGCGCCATACTCGTCCGCCGAGCCCTCCCCCAGGTCGAGCCAGTAGGTTTGCCCGATCTTCTCGCTTGCACTGAACTCGGCAGCGGTCCAGGACTTACCGCTCTTCTCCGGACCCTCGATGAGGATCAGCGGCCAGGGCACGCGCCCGGTTGGCTGCCTGGTCTTGATGGCGGTCATTGATACTCCTCGAAGTCGATGAATGGGGCGCCCGCAGCGACGGCGTGCGCGATGGTTCTGGCTCGTTCGATCAGCTGCCCGTAGGAACTTCGGGACCCGCACTCGGTGGTGATGTCGTCTTCCACCTCTTCGAGGCCGGTCACAGCGGGTCACCGGGTAGTCGAAGGTTGTCCGGGTGGGTTGCGAGCGGGCCCGGCGAGCCGTCGTAGTGCACGTAAACCCATCTGTCATCGACGTGCGCGACGATCCCGACCTCAGTCGGCTGCCTCGTTTCGACATCGACGTACACGACCCGCTTGCCGGCGAGGCCGCGGAAGTAGTTCAGAGTGCGCCGTTTCCGCACCGCCGGGCCCTGCTTACCGCGGGTGGTCATCCGGTGCTCACCACACCCCACCAGGCGATCGTCCCGAGCATCACCCCGAGTGAGATCGCCCAGAAGAACGCGACCGTCCGATCCCAAGCCGCGGACCGACACTCGCAACGGAACTCCTCCACCGTCGCCAGAATCAGATCGTCGAGTGGCGCATCTTCAGGCGCGAAGTCGTATGTGCCGGTGTGGGTCATGCTGCCGCACCCTTCTTCCAGCAGTCGACGCACTCGATCAGTCCATCGGTGCACCACCACTCCGTCGACCACATGCGGCCCGAAGTCCGGCCACACACCGAGTCCGCCTCGTCACCGAACGGACTCATGGAGTCCTTCTCGATCACCAGCGGAACCAGGTGGAGAGCCTTCGACTTGGCTTTGACGCTGACCGCCCACGTGTGGCCTGCCGGGGTCGGGCGGGCCGGAATGCCCCACTGCGGATCGTGCTGGCAGATGCCCTCCTGGATCCGCGACTTGTCACGGCGGACCAACGCGATGGTGAAGCCGCGCTGCTTGTCCCGCTTCACCATCGCGGCGCTACCGGACAGGGACTTCCACGCCTGTTCATCAGACAGGCAGTCCTCGCGGACCGTCGTCCAGCCGTCTGCGCAGCCACATGGGGCCGTCTGCTCCCACACCAGCTCACTGGTCGGGACCGGATTGCCGTCAATTTCCAGGTAGATGGTGCCGCTCATGCCGCCTCCTCGTTCTTCACGAACACCCACGACGGGATGCGGTTGTCGGTGTCTCGATGTAGGTGCCGCGACTTCGGCGGCAGCTCTGTACCGAGTCGGGCGTAGATCTCTCGAACAGTCATCAAGTGCTCCTTGCAGTGGACAGCGTTCTTCCTGTCCACCGGTAGTCAGGTCATGCGTGAATGGGTGACGGCTAGGCGAGGCGGCGCTCCGCGCGGCGCTCGAGTTCCCGGAAGCAGTCCGCTGTCGCGCGGGCGTCACCGAGCGCGGAATGCGAATCCATGTGAGGAACCCCGAGAAGGCGGCAGCACTCCGACAGGCCCGGCAGCCCGGTAGGCACCATCCCCAGCGCGCCGGCCGTCAGCGCCGACAGGTCGGCAAGACGGTGATGCCACGCCTCACTGACGGCGTAAGCATCCTTCGCGAGTTCACGATCGAGCACAGCCGCATCGAAGCTCGGATTGCAGCCCGCGAGGGTGTTCCCCTTCAGCCACTCCTCCAGACTTGCGAACGCCTTCTTCGTCGTCAGCGGACCCAACTCCTCCTCGGGCAGTCGGCGCTCGAAGAACCGGTTCACCGCGAGCGCACCCGGATCAGCCTGCCGCGCGAGCTCTGTCGCCCCGAACGGGACGAACACCAGTTCCTCTCCGGTGGTCATGTTGATGGCCGCGACCTCCAGCGAGAGGGCTGACGTCTTACTCAAACGGTCGGTCTCGACGTCCACGACGATCAGCTGCCGACTCATCGGGTCCTCCGATCCTCGACCTGGGCCGCTTCTCCGATGACAGCGAGCTGAGCCTCCGAATACACAGCACGAGCGAATGTCGGGGCGGCGACGCATTCGCCGTCGACCCACACCGACTGCCGGATACGGCCGTCCGGCTCGACAGTGGTCACAACTTCGACGTGACCGTCCACGAGAGTTGTCATGGTTGAACCTCTTTCAGGCAAGGTGGGGGCAGCCGCGACAGATTCATCTGCGGCAGCCCGGGGTGATGAGTGACTAGTTGTCGCGGATGATCCGCGGCAGTTCGCGTTCGACGATTCGGCCGATGCGATGCATCTGAGCCTCCGACGCCGGCGGGTACGCGACGGCTTTGAGATCGTCGATCCGACGTCGCAGCTGTACGCGTTCGAGGAGCGTGAGCGTCGGCCGCTTCTCTGCGAGCTGCTCTTCCAGCTCGGCCGCGCTCACGCGCCACCACCTACAGTGCTCAATCCTGTCGATGCCAGGTAACGCGATACGGATTGGGAGTGGGCTTGAGCCGCATCGGACTTCAGCAACTCGACAACGACCGGAGAGTTCGTGCCCGACCAATTGTCCGCGGCATATCGAATCACTGCGTCACCACCTCGTAGTACTGCTGCACAGCTTTAACCAGGGCAGGAAGGTCGGAGTCGGAGAACGTGTAGGGGCCGAACTCCAGCACGTAGCCGGCAGCCTGGTTATGCGCAATCCGCAGGGGAAGGGTCACCCAGCCATCCATCTCGTCCACGAACAGCTCGATCGCACCACAGTCGTGGATGACAACCCGCTGGTGATCGTCAGACGCAGCCTCACGGTCGTAGTCCAGCAACGGGAATCGAGGTTCAGTCATCAGGCACTCACTCCCAGCAAGTCGGTCTCAGCGGTCCATCGGCGTACAGCACGGTTGACTGCCACCGATCCCAGCGGAGTGACATACAGGGTCTGTTGCGGCTGTCCATTGACCCGTGGCGCTTCATGCTCGGGCCCGAGACGGAAGTACTCCATTTTGTCCGCGTACGCCCGATATTGCGTGACCGTCACCAGGCGCTTCTTCGAAGAGGACCAGCGCGTGCCCGTGACCTTGTAGATCCACTTGTGCTCGATCAGCAGGTTCCGCAGAACACCTTCGGCGATGTTCAGTTGGTTCGCCAGGACGCGCAGAAGAACCAAGTCTTCGGTTGCCACAAACGTGTCGACGTACTCAGCCTTCGGTGCCATCAGTTGAATCTGCCCGTCCCGCGCCTCGATCTCGGCGTCCTTGGCGGCAAGGAGTGCCTGCGCTTCGAGCACCGCCGCGGCCAGCAGTGCCTGACCGGTCAACTCCGGTCGCGCCGGCGCGACCTCGGCTTCACGAGTGCGGATCGCAAAGTACGCCTGGGCCGCAGCGATGGCCGGCTTCCGCGGATCGCCGTTCATGACCACGAGGTAGGCGCCGAACCGCGACAACTCGTAGTCATCGACCGTGAGCGAGCCGCCCTGCGGCCTGGCGACCACCTTGCTGACGCCAGCAACGTGGCTGGTCACGTCGGTTTTCGAGTTGCGCGCAGCCAGAACTGCGCGATCGATCGCGGCGGCGAAGTTCCGCCACGTCTCGTACTCCAGATGCTGCGCCAGTTCGCGTGCCGACCAAAACTCGCTACCATCCGCTCGTACCTGTCGAAGTCGATCGAACGAGGACTCTCCCGGGGTCAACGCAGGTGCGCTATCGTCGTACATGTCTTTCCTTTCTGGTTGGGTTTGGACACGTGGCCGTCAGCTGTTGCCTCAGCTGGCGGCCTTCTTGTTGCCCGCACGCCGTATCCGTATCGGCGGCATCTCTGGCGAGCCAGCGTCAATCCACTCCTGAACGGCAGCTTCCGTGAAGTAGTGGGGCGCACCGTGCGTCCGCGGCAGCGATTTGAGAGCCCCGGTGTTAGCAGCGTTACGTACGCGGTTCACACCACGCCGGGACACCTCGCAAACTTCCTTGGTGTTGAGTGGTCGTTGAATGCTCACGCGGGCACCGCCTGCCGGAACGAATGGGCACCGACGAGCGGGTCTTCCCAAACAAGAATCTTGCTGCTGCGCGCGCCCAGGACACCGAGGGCGTCAAGCACCGCCGGGGTGGGACGCCGGGTCTTGAAGGCGGTGCGCCACGTGCGTTCCGAGACCTGCGTGCGCCGCTCCATCGCAGTAAAGCTGGTGAGTGCGTGAGCGCGCTTAACCCGCTCCATCTCGTCCAAACTCAGTAGAAACATTCCGGTTCCTCCGTTGCGATCGACTTACACGGAAGATATTTACCGGTCCACTCGACCCTGTCAATCGTTCAGTACCGGTCGTGTCGGACTCTTTTACCGTTCCTGCACGTAGATTGATGCTTGACCGGAAGAAAGTTACCGCCTAAATTTGCGTCTATGAGTCGACAGAAGACGGTGCTCGAGCACTTAGCAGGCCGACGGCTGACAGCCGTGGAGATCGGCGAGATCCTCGGAGTGACAGAGAAGACCGCCCGCAAAAGACTCTCGGACGGACTCAACGCCAGCGATGTCATCACGATCTGCAGAGCAGCGAATGTGAACCCAGTCGAGGCTCTAGTTGAGCTGGATTTCGTCACCCTCGCCGAGGCGATGGACTTTGTGGACTCAGATGGGCAACTGCTTGCCACAGCAGACGAAGGGCGCCTGTTCCTCGAACTCGTCGACCGCTCGCTGACCACATCTCAACTAGCCGACCTGCTCGCTGCCCGATCCCGACGCGAGGAGTTCAAGCTCAACCTCTCAACGGGAATGACCCGGGCTGAAGCTGAACGCAACCTCATCACTGCACAGGTAACCAACCTGATACCCGACTACGAAGTCGATGAGCCCGCCGCCGTGGTGGAACTCGAGTCCAAGCGGAAGCCTTCCGACTTCGACGACACCGCCATCGATATCGATAACCTCGACGCCGTCGCACACGAACCCGAAGAAGATCCGGCCGATCCTGACGACGCTGACGATCACGACTGGATCCCATAGGTGATGACTTGGAAAGACTGCTTCAGATCGCGGCGCAGATGGAAGTACGCGTAGTCGAAGGGGAACTCCCCGGACGACGCCGCGGAATGTACTCGCACTCACGCCGACTAATCGTCATACGTGAAGGACTGAGCTACCCCCGGGCCCGATCCTCTCTCGGCCACGAACTCGGCCATGCCCACTACGGACATGAACCGGCCACAAACATCGTCGCCCACACCCGGCAGGAAAGACTCGCCGACGAGTGGGCCGCGAAGGTTCTCATCAACCCCGTCGAGTACGAACTCACCGAAGCGATGTACGGGCCCCACATCGGCGTCCTCGCGAACCAGCTCGATGTCACCCCGAAGATGATCCGCGTTTGGCAGAGCCTCATCACTCATACGACAGGAGCCGCCTGATGGCGACCGTCTCGAAGTACACGACGGCCAAAGGAACCCGCTACCGCGTCCGATACCGCACACCAGACGGCCGCCAGACGGACAAACGCGGCTTCACCACGAAGAAGGCCGCCGACGCGTACGCAAACACCGTCGAGGTTTCCAAACTCAGAGGCGAGTACATCGACCCGGCGCTAGCCCGCACGACAGTTGGCCAACTCGGTGTCGAATGGCTTAGCCGGCAATCCCATCTGAAGCCATCCTCGTACCGCCCCCTAGAAGCCACCTGGCGGCTACGTGTGGAACCACAATGGGGACACACGCAGATAGGCGACCTCCGCACCAGCGCCATCCAACAGTGGATCTCCGATCTTGGCGTGGCCACCAATACAAGAAAGAAGCTCGGCGCCTCGGTTGTCATTCGGACCCACCAGGTCCTGTCCGGGATCCTTGAGGACGCAGTACGGGACCGGCTGATTGCTGCAAACCCCGCCAAGGGCGTGAAGCTCCCACGGAAGCCGAAGAGCCGGCACACCTACCTCACTCACGATCAGGTAAACGCGCTCGCCCACGCCGCTGACGAGCACAAGACTCTGGTCCTTGTGCTCGCCTACACAGGGCTACGGTGGGGCGAAGTAACTGGAATGCGGGTCCGGGACCTGAACCTGCTACGCCGGCGAGCGACCGTCGACGAGAACGCAGTCGAAGTCGGCAAGGAGATCCACGTCGGCACTCCGAAGAGTCACAAACGGCGGACCGTGCCGCTGCCGGACTTCCTTCTCCCCCACCTCGCCCGCCAGTGCGAGGGTCGCGGGCGAGACGATCTCCTATTCCCCGGGGAGGACGGCGGGTACATGAAGCGGCCGCACACGAAGTCCGGGTGGTGCGACAAGGCTGTTGCGAGAGCGGGCGTACCCCGCGTGACACCTCACGAGCTCCGGCACACCGCAGCTTCCCTGGCCGTCTCTGCCGGCGCCAACGTGAAGGCAGTCCAAAAGATGCTCGGTCACGCGTCCGCGGCGATGACTCTGGATGAGTACGCGGATCTCTTCGACGACGACCTCGAGGTGGTCGCCACCGCACTCAGCGCCGCTAGAACGAAAGCAAGTGTGGGCAAAATGTGGGCAGAACTAGAGGCGGAAGCGGCTTCCGGTGGATGA